GAACTACAATGAAAACTTCACTATCACTTTTGACTGTGCTAGTCCTTTCCTTGCAACCGCAAACGGACAGATTTACATACAGAATGAAACAGAGGACCGTTCGAAATGGACATATCGAATGGTGCCGTCAGTTGACGATAAGAAATATGCTACAGACAACCGCTTGTTTAGAGACGCTACTCTATCAGATGGGATATTTAAAAACTTTGAAGACTCCCCAATTACAGCAGAACTCAAAGTATCGGACGTTTGTACATATGCTCCCGGTGACCTAAATAAAATAGGTAAAGAAGGGAAGACTAGCTGGGACTCATTTAGTTACGCTATACAAATGGGCCATAACGTGTGGAGCCACATTAATGCAGTGCAAGAAGCGAACAGACAATACGACAATGGAGTTATTCCGAGAATGCTTGTCCAAGAGCAGTTTGACAGGATTCTATTTAGAGATGTTGTGGAAGAAATATTTGCGATTACAGACAGAGACGAAGCCTTACAAAAAATAGATGAGTATTCTAAATTTTGGATGGCTATTCCGGGTACTAGAGGTGCAGTTGGTAAAAAGACTGTAAATGCTAGTACACATTTTAACGCCTTGTTTGATGTAGAAGAACCAGAGGTCGAAGAAGAACACGAAGATGGTTGCTTTACTGAAGCTGAGGAACATAAGTTAGAGGAACTTGAAGATGAGCAATTACGAGTCTGAAGAAGATAAACTTCGAGCTCACTACGATGAGTTAAAACGGAAACATCGAGAGCTTGACATTGAGCTTGAAAACAAGTATAATAATATGACAGTAACAGAAGAAGTTCGTAGAATGAAAACTATGAAACTGTATCTTAAAGATGAAATGCATCGTATTAATGCATACCTAATACAAAGAGGATTAGACTAATGTCAGTACCAAAAACAGATGGCGAAATGGTAATTTGGTTGCACGATCAAGGACGTATAACCGGTAATACATTTTATCGCGAAGTAGCAGATCGTTTTGCAGAACTAGTAAAGATTGTTGAAACAGCAAAACATGAAGCAATGCACAAGGCTGTTCAAGGATGAAACAGTTTTTACTAATTCTTTTGTTTATGGCAGCAGCATTTGGTGCAGGCATAGAATTTGCTTATCAAATACACCCATATGAAAGATGCACTGTAGACAAAGGATTTACAGATCCAAATGATATTGGTGAATGTATTTGGCTATTACAAAATCAATCGGCATTAAGATGAAAAGAGATTATAAAACAGGTGTAGCAGAAGATGTACGCTTCTTTACAGGCATTGAAGTAGAACATACTCCAGCATACGGTATGGAAACATTGTTTGTAGATGGTATGCACAAAGTAGATACTATTAAAAAACATTTAGGCAACATTAAGCATATCTTTTTTGGAGCCAATCACAGTTTCTGCCCAGGAATAAACTTTCCACAGGACGCAGGAAATTGGGAGCGTTATGAAGCAATGATGATGCCTTTCTTAGATGAAGGCTATCTTGTAACACTTGATGTTCCTATGGATCACGCAGAAGCATTATTAGAAAGTGGCATGATCGAACGTGACAACTTTATTCCGCAACTGCGTATCCCAATGCCTTACATCAAACAATACAATTATAATACAATGATTAAGATTGATGATAAGGATTTTAAAGCAACCAACCCAGGTGTTTGGTGTCATAGATTGCACGATCTAATGGATTCTACCAAATTTACATCTTGGGACAAATATGGACTTGACAAACCTCTAGAATGAAAGTATTATATAAACAATGCAAGAACGATATCATGATTACATGTTACGTAGAATGAAAGAAGAAGATAAAAAAATGTCAATGCAAAATGCAGAACGTAGTATTTGGGTAACCTTTCAAAAAGAAGGTGTACATATGTACCCAGGTGCTGACACAGACCCTAAACTTGCAACAGGAGACTGGGATGATGTAAGTTTCTTAGGCATTCCACATCGTCATATATTTCACTTCCGTGTTCGTATTGAAGTATTTCATAACGATCGCGATATTGAGTTTATCCAATTTAAACGTTGGATGCAACGACTATATGATGTTGAAGGTGTATTAGAATTAGATCACAAGTCATGTGAAATGATTGCAGACGACTTGTATCAAGAAATCGCTACAAAGTTCCCCGGCCGCTTTGTAGAGATCAGCGTAGCTGAAGATAACGAAAATGGCTGTTCAATTTTTTACCCCAAACCATTACAATAAGAGGATTATGAAATGGCACAGAACTTTCCGCCAGTCACTAAGATCTTTGACGACTTGGATAAGTTTCGCGACTACTGTCGCTTCGAAGGTAAGGTCTTTAATGAAGCAGACCTTTACAAAAAAGATGCTCCTGTCTGGCAACAGTATCAGAAGTATCAAAACTACCTTCGTGCAAAGGCTCGCAACGCAGGACGTAATATTAATCAACGGAGAAACTAAATGACAATCTACATTGTAGATATCGAAGCAGTAGATACACGTTATACTAAGCAATGGAAAGAGCATCTTCCTAAGCAACTGCAACGAGCTACAAACACAAATGTAGAAGTTATCAGTGGAGGAGAGACGCCTCAGGCTACCACGCCTGGGGCATTTCTTAACTTTGGAGGTACCAATGTCTACAAATCAAAACAGTTGGAACAGATTGGTGAAATGTTCTGTAACGGCGTGGTACAAGATGGTGACTACTTCTTATACACAGACGCTTGGAACCCTACTGTTATTCAACTTCGTTATATGGCTGAGCTTCTTGGCGTTAAAATTAAAATAGGCGGCTTATGGCACGCCGGTTCATATGATCCACAAGATTTCTTAGGCAGACTCATTGGAGATGCTCCATGGGTAAGACATGCTGAAAAAAGTATGTATTACACATACGACCACAACTTCTTTGCTACAGATTTCCATATTGAATTATTCCATAGAGAATTACTTAACAATGGTATACCTTTAGAGAATCCGTGGTACGATGAAGAACTAGAAGAAATCCGTAATAGTGATACTAGTATTAAACGTGTTGGTTGGCCTATGGAATATCTAAAGAATAGTTTAGATAGTTATAAACATATGGAGAAGAAAGATATTATACTCTTTCCACATCGTATTGCTCCTGAAAAACAAATTGATATTTTTAGAGATTTAAAAGAACAACTTCCTGAATACGAGTTTGTTGTATGTCAAGAACGTCAACTTACTAAGAACGAATATCACAACTTGCTAGGCGAAGCAAAGATGGTGTTCTCTGCTAACTTACAAGAAACACTAGGTATTAGTTGGTACGAAGGCGCACTAGTAGATACTATTCCTATGGTACCAGATAGACTAAGTTATTCAGAAATGTCTGTTCCAGAGTTTTTATATCCAAGTGAATGGACTGAAGACTTCTTTGCTTATAGAAAGTACAGAGGTTTACTTGTAGATAAAATACGCAATTACATGGAAAACTATGATGACTATCTCGTCAGTTTAGATAAACAACGAACAGTATTAAATAAACACTTCTTTAGTGGAGCAGCATTATATGACGCAATCAAAGAAAAGTGATGAATATACAATTGTCTTAGACGAGCTTGCTAAAGGAATAGCAGACGATATTGACAATCAAATTACAATCGATCTAAGTAATACATACGGTGCAACTACAACGTATTGGGCAGGTGATAGTGTAACAGACGTTGTTTATAGCGGATCTAATGACGGTACATTTACTATTGACATAAACAGTGAAGACACTATCAATATTGGTGATTGGAACTTGTCAGGCGACTTTGGTGCTATTGGTAATATTAATCCAACAACTGTTGAACAAATGTGTAAGCATTATCCAGGTTTAGAAAAAGTTTGGCGCAACTTTAAAAGCGTATACGATATGTGTAAACAAGACTACGAAGGCAAATTAAAGGCAGGAGAAATTGACGATGACATTCCTTTCTAAAATTATGGACAAGCTCGGCCGACGTCGAGTTATTAGAGATAGAGATAACGGAGAGCCTTATCTAATAAGGTTTTATCTGTTTTTAAAGAACAGAAAGAACTTTCCGTTTAACATTACACTACACAAAGTTTTAAAGAGTGACGAACCTACACTACACGATCACCCTTGGAGTTATGCTACATTTATTCTTAAAGGTGGTTACTGGGAACACATTCCTATTATATCTAATGAAGGGTTTGTTGTAGGTGCAACAAGAGTTTGGCGTGGCCCTGGTCATTTCCGTTTCCGTAAACCAGATGACCTACATTGGTTGGAGTTAAAGAAAGATGCGGAAGGCAATGAAATCCCTTGTTGGAGTTTGTTCTTTATGGGACGTAAACAAAAAGAATGGGGCTTTGTACGATTTGTACAGTACGAAGGTTACCGTTGGATTAATAACGAAGATTATCTTGCAAGAGGTGCAAAAGAAGAATGATTAAGAAACATTATTACAGTTGGGAAGATGTAGAAGCAGCATGTGTTAACATTGCATTACAAATGTACAAAGACGGATGGATGCCTGATTATATTGTAGGCATTACAAGAGGTGGCAACGTACCTGCTACTATTCTTAGTAATATGCTAAACATTCGTTGTGAAGCACTAAAAGTTAGTTTACGTGACGATGAACAAGGTCCAGAAAGTAACTGCTGGATGAGCGAAGATGCTTTTGGTTATGTAAACGAAGAAGATCGTGAGATTTACAAAACTCGCTGGGATCTTGCTAAACGCAAAAAGATTCTTATTGTAGATGATATTAATGATACTGGTGCTACATTTAACTGGATTAAAGAAGATTGGCAAAGTACTTGTTTACCAAAAGAAACAACGGCTTGGGAACGAGTATGGCACAATAATGTAAAGTTTGCTACGATTACAGATAATCTAGCAAGCAAATTTAACAATAAAGTAGACTATACTGTACATGAAATTAATAAAGCAGAAGAAGATGTATGGTTAGTTTATCCATGGGAGAATGTAGGACAATGATTGATCCAATACTAAGTTACAATGATTGCTGGGATATTATCCGCGATCTTAATGAAGAAGCACATTCAGCAACTTACGATATGTGGGAAGAAGCTGATGAAATCGAAGACGAAGACTTAGCTGAAGAAGCACGTGAAGAAGCAAGTCATCAACAGGCAGCAGAGTTTAGAGAAGCATTTCAAACTTTAGACGAAGAAACTCAGAAGGCAATTTTGCATTATGAAAGAACTCAGCCTAAAAGCGATATGGCACAAGAGTTTAAAGCATGGTGGGGTGACGATGAGTGATACATTAGAACAGGCACAAAAAGACGGAAGAGCTCCGTGGACAGAAGTTGAAATTGATACTAGAGACTTTGTTGTTTATAATGATATCTATCCTGTAACAGAAGGACATACACTTGTAGTACCTAAAGACAATACTGTTGATTGCATAATGAGATGTTTTAAGTTTGCTGTAGAAATGGGCAATCAAAATGTCCAAAGTTTAGCAAACAATATTACAGGTTATAATGTAGGAATTAACATGGGAGAAAGTGCAGGGCAAACTTGCATGTACCCCCATGTACATTTGATCTTCCGTAGAGACGGAGATATGGAAGATCCAAGAGGCGGCGTCAGAGGCGTCATTCCGTCACAACAGAAATATGAAAGGAAAAATGATGACCAACTTGAGATCGCATTTACTGAAGGCTGCTAGAGATCATGCTTTAGGGCATATTGAAAAGCATCGCATTAATGTAGAAGTGCTATTAAACAATCCTGTAGGAATTGGAGAGCACGGAAATATTGGTGACGAGATTGAAAAAGAAATTATGGAAATGGCAAAATATCAGGATGTTCTTGATATTTTAGATGGTTATTTTGCAGAATAAACTTGACAAAGAACCTAAATAAGTGTATACTATGTATAATGTTATGTAGTATACACGGCAATCCTCTGCCTTAACATCGGAGATATAATAAATGACAGAAGTAAAACAAGTAACATACTCAACTGCAATTCGAGATAAAATGATTGCAGAAGGCAAACGCTTTTGGGCAGGTGATAACATTTCAGAATATGTTACACCTAACGATAAAGATATTCTTATTAATGAAGCAACTGAAGCATTTGAAACTGTTTTAGATACTTTACTAATTGATCGACATAATGATCCTAATTCAAAAGGTACAGCACATCGACTTGCTAAAATGTACTTTAATGAAATTATGGCAGGACGTTATGATCCTATTCCAAATGCAACAGCATTTCCAAATGATAGCGAAGACCGTTATGAAGGTATGCTAGTAGTACGAAGTGAACTTAAAAGTATGTGTTCACATCACCATCAGCCAGTTACTGGTACAGCATACATTGGTATTATTGCCGCGGAAAAACTAATTGGCTTGAGCAAGTATACACGTATAGCACAATGGTGTGCAACACGCGGCACACTACAAGAAGAACTTGCAAATGATATTGCACGTGAGATTCAAAAAGCAACAGGTGCAGAACACTTAGGTGTTTATATTCAAGCAACACACGGTTGTTGTGAGAATAGAGGCATTAAGGCACATAGTAGCCTTACACAAACTACAGTACTAAAAGGTTCATTTAAAGATGATGCAGGTACTAAGAAAGAATTTTTTGATAACATTAAACTACAACAGGAGTTCGCATGTTAGAAGGACCTTTTAAATCAGCAGTAGAAGCAGAAAAACTAGGTATTCTCAAAGAAGAATATACAATATATAAAGTTCGAAATGGTATGCTAGTAAGAGAAACTCATACTAGAAGTCACAAACAAAGTGACTATCACGATACATCAACAGTAGAACCTTTAGTGGAGGTTAAGTAATGTTTAATTGGGATAGAATTCACAAGTGGGAAGAAAACTACGAACGTGATATTACAGATGATGTAATTGATTATGTTTGTGAGTTTTTTGAAGTAGAAAGTATCTTCGACTTAGAAGAAGATCAAGTTAACGAAATCGAAAACTTTCGTCATAATGATTTAAGTGAATACAGTGTAATGCAAGTTGGATTTAGTAATCTAATGATGCAACTTGATGATCCTGAGATGTATGATGAGGAATTCGAAAGCGAGGACGAATGAATAAAGCAGAACGCATGTCTCGCAGTGATGCGGCACGTAAACGTAGAAAAACTGTAAAAGAGATTATTATCGAACGTACATTTCACTACTACGATAAAATGAGAAGATTGAGAAAGAAAAAGAAATGAAATTAAGATATTCAGAAGCATTTTATAGCGTTCAAGGCGAAGGTAAATTTGTAGGTGTACCTAGTGTATTCCTGCGTACTTTTGGTTGTAACTTTCGTTGTATGAATTTTGGTGTTAAGACTGACAAAGATCGTTGGCAACAGCACAAAGAAGGCAATCGTTATAATGCAGAAGTAAAAGCATTAATTGATGCAGGTGTACATAAGACTACAGAAAAGTTTGAAGACTTGCCTATTATTCACACAGGTTGTGATACATACGCAAGTATCTATCCAGAGTTCAAAGACTTCAATAAATTAGCCGAGGTGGACGAAGTTGTTGAACATCTGCTTTCACTTACTCCAGAAGGTAAGTGGACAATGGACAATGGACAAGACATCCATTTAATATTAACAGGCGGTGAACCTTTGCTTGCTTGGCAAAAGTTGTACATCGATTTATTTGAACATCCGCGGATGAAGGACTTAAAAAATGTTACATTTGAAACAAATACTACACAACAGTTACACGATGATTTCTTCAACTATCTTACAGATCAAGATAGATTTACAGTCACGTGGTCTTGTTCCCCAAAACTTAGTGTTAGCGGAGAACCTTGGGATACTGCTATATTGCCTGCTGTCGCTCGTGAGTATAGCCTTGTTGACGGTAGTGACATTTATCTCAAGTTTGTTGTCGCTACTCAAGATGATTTTGATGAAGTTACTAGGGCTGTGGAGGCTTACAGAGACGCCGGGGTTCAATGTCCAGTATATCTTATGCCGCTGGGCGGACGCAGTGAAGAATACAATCTCAACGTTAAAGAAGTTGCCGAAGCGTGTATGGAAAGAGGATGGAGATTTACCCCAAGACTCCACATCTCACTCTTTGGAAACGCCTGGGGGACTTGAGAATGCTTTTGATGCAGATGAGTTTAAAGCAGATGAACAAAAGAAAAGAAAAAACAAATCAAAAACTCTAGAGGATAGAGTTAGGGAGGCAGGTATATAATGTGGGAAAAACTAAAAAAGAGTTTAGGTGTTACACCTAAAATCATTGATGAAGCAGAAGCAGTAGAACCTACTACAGAAGAAGTTCGAAGAGATGCTTTAGAACAAGAAAAAGAAGCCGCAACTAAAGCAGGCAAACCGTGGGTTGCTGTACTAGATACACAAGTAAATCCAGACAACATTCGAAACGGGTTCTTTGAGCTCGATTGGAATAATGAGTTTATTGAACAACTGCTTGATGCAGGCTATAAAGGCGAAACAAACGAACAGATTGTAGACGCCTGGTTCCGTACTATTGTAACTCAAATGCTGGAAGAAGAAGGACAAAGTACAGATAGAGAAATGGGTTACATTAACGTAGTTCCTATTGATAAAGATAAATCGGAAGTAAGTTAATGCCTATACCAGAAAGAGTTATTGTTCCTGCAAGTAAAGATCCTGGATTAGGTCATTTTTATGTAAGTCTAGTTAAAAGTGTCTTACGTATTGGTGCAGGCGGATTTTTGGTAACAGGAAACTTGACTTTTGCCGGAATATTGTTTATACTAGCAGAAGTATTAGGAATAGTAGAAGAACTGGTATAATGAGTACATATATTTTAGTAGACACTGCAAACACTTTCTTTAGAGCTCGTCATGTAGTACGTGGCGACTTAGATACTAAAGTAGGTATGGCACTACACATTACACTTAACAGTGTTAAGAAAGCATGGCAAGACTTTAATGCAGACCATGTTGTATTTTGTTTAGAAGGACGTTCGTGGCGTAAAGACTACTACGAGCCTTACAAACGCAATAGACAAGATGCTCGAGATGCACTTACTCCTGCACAAGCAGAAGAAGATAAAGTGTTCTGGGAGATCTTTGATGAGTTTAAAGATTTTATCGGTACAAAGACTAACTGTACAATGATCAGACATCCGCAATTAGAGGCAGATGACCTAATTGCAGGATGGGTGCAAAGTCATCCTAATGATGATCATGTCATAATTAGTACCGATGGTGACTTTGCACAATTAATTGCTCCTAACGTTAAACAGTACAACGGCGTTAGTAACACAATTATTACACACGAAGGTTACTTTGATGATAAGAAAAAGCAACCTATTATAGATAAAAAAACTAAGGAGCCTAAAGGCGCTCCTGATCCACAATGGTTACTATTTGAAAAATGTATGCGAGGTGATACAAGTGACAATGTCTTCTCAGCCTATCCAGGCGTTAGAAAGAAAGGTACAAAAAACAAAGTTGGTTTACTCGAAGCATATGACGATAAATCCGCGAAAGGTTATAATTGGAACAATCTTATGCTACAGCGTTGGGTTGATCATAATGGTGATGAACATCGCGTACTAGATGATTACAATCGCAATGTTACATTATGTGACTTAACAGCACAGCCGCCTGAGATACGAGAGATAATTAATACTACTATTGCAGAAGTTGAACCTAAAGACATTACACAGGTTGGTATGCGTCTTATGAAGTTTTGTGCTAAGTGGGATATGCAACGTATTGCAGACCAGGCAGCATCTTATTCAGAACCATTACAAGCGAGGTATCCTAAATGACAGTAAAAGCGAAAGAAGTTTTAAACGGTAAGTTTTGGATTATGGAAGATGAAGGTGTACGTATTGGAACACTATCACTATCTGATGATCAATATATGTTAAGCGATTCTAGTGGAACACGATTTCTTACAGAGAAGCAATTACAAAGAAAGTTAGGCAAGAATTTAGAATGGACTAAACTTGCTATTACAGAAACAGTTCCTGACAAAGAAGTACACGGGTTTCCTACAAGTTGTGTACCACATAACCCAATGTATGATGTACAACGTAAACTTCCATTGTTTACAAAAAGTAAAAAATCTAAGAGTTTATATTGTGCAGGATATTATGTTGTTAGATTTGAAAAAGGTTGGGTTAAAAGTTTTTGTCCTAAACTAATTACTTGTGAAAGATACGAAGTAAAAGGTCCATTTAAAACAGATATTGAAATGCGTCAGGAGTTAAGTCGTGTCAACGCAAAATGAACCTTTAAATACAGCACCTATACAACAATTTATATCTCAAGTTAAAAGTGCTGATATGGGCAATGCTAAAGAAGTTAAACTAGATATTCAAAACGCAAAACGTCTTGCATTTACACTAGGCGAAGTAATGGCAAGACTTAACGGCAATCTCGAAGAAATTATTATTCGCAAAGCAGAAGGCACAGACGAAATTATCGAAGTGCGTATGGACGGCGGAACAGGCTGGAAATAAACTGCTAAGATAACCTCAAAAAGAGATAAATATATGCGTAGTTAATAAAGGAATTACGCATATGAGTAGGCCAAAGCCAAACGTTCTATTAGAACATATAGATAAAAAAACATACAAGAGTGAGCAAATTCTAGAGGCCGAAGCCATCTGGGCTGTATTTTTTAAATCGCAGCCATTTAATCTTAAGTCTGCTAATATGCTAACTAACTATCCAGGACCTAAATATAAAAAGGTATCTTTCTCAAATCCAGGACATGCAATCAATTTAGCAAAGAAGTTAAACGAACTGTTTAGTTGTAATGACTTTACAGTAGTTAAACTAAATAAGGGTGACGAAATCCCCTTAGACTAAAATGAACTGGAAAGAAACATATACTAAAATTTTTTTAAAGCAATCTGACATTGCAGTCACAGAGGCTACAATGAAAGAGTATATGCCTATCTGGTGGCAAAACACTAGAGTAAAGGATCAAGGCGGACTAAGATTAACAGATGAAGGATTTCGATTTCTTAAAGAAGAATTGGATTTAGCAACATATGATGTTCCATATCCAAAAGACTTCGAGCTTACAACACAAACAGTTATCTTTTTAGATAAATTTATTACCTGCCCGTATTATATGGGCAGGCGCAGTATTACCGTTACTGACGAGAAGAAAGCAATGGAATTACACTTGTTTAGCGGAGATATACGCAAGTACGGACTAAACAAAGCACTCAAAAGACAGCAAAAAGACTAGTTTTTGGTAAAAAAGTTCTTGACAACACCCCCTTATTTTGTTATTATATACATACATTAAAGCACTAATGCACTTAAGAGGAATACAAAATGGAAGCAACAAGCACACGTCAAGTGACACCGAATAACGCGAAAGCATCGATTACTCACGCACTTACCAAAAAACGTCCTATCTTTTTGTGGGGACCTCCAGGTATTGGTAAGTCTGATATCGTAAAACAGATTACAGAAAGTTTTACAAACTCACATCTTATTGATATTCGTTTATCACTATGGGAACCTACAGACATTAAAGGTATTCCATACTACTCTGCAAACGATAACAAAATGGTGTGGGGCGCACCAGCAGAACTGCCAGATGAAGAAATGGCAGCTCAATATGACACTATTGTTTTGTTCTTAGACGAGATGAACTCGGCAGCGCCAAGCGTACAAGCGGCAGCATACCAGCTCATTCTAAATCGTCGTGTAGGACAATATAAACTGCCAGACAATGTAATGATTGTTGCGGCAGGTAACCGCGAAGCAGATAAAGGTGTTACATATCGTATGCCTGCTCCGTTGGCAAACCGTTTTGTTCACTTGGAACTTACTGTCGGCTTTGACGATTGGTTCCAGTGGGCAGTTGCTAATAACATCCACAAGGACGTTGTTGGCTACTTGACTTTTAGCAAAAAGGACTTGTATGATTTTGATCCTAAGTCACCAAGCCGTTCATTTGCAACACCACGTAGTTGGTCGTTTGTATCTGAGCTGTTAGATGACAACTTGGACAAAAACACGCTTACCGATCTTGTATCGGGTTCAGTAGGCGAAGGTCTTGCAGTCAAGTTTATGGCGCACCGTAATAGTGCGTCACAGATGCCTAACCCAACAGACATTCTTAATGGTAAGGTAAAAGAGCTACAGACTAAAGAAATTAGTGCAATGTATTCCTTAACGGTCTCGCTCTGTTATGAGCTGAAGGAAGCATCTGATAAAAACGACAAGAAGTTTGACGATAAAGTTAATAACTTCATGCGTTTTGCAATGGATAACTTTGATACTGAGTTGGTTGTTATGGGTATTAAACTCGCAATCACTCAGTATTCATTGCCCATTGACCCGGATGAAATCGAGTGCTTCGATGAATTCCACGAACGATACGGCAAGTATATTAATGCGGCGCAAGCGGCATAACAATACAGGAATGGGCTCTTTTGGGCCCATTCTTTCTTTTTAAGGTTGACAAACTGATTAAATATTGCTATAATATACACATAAACTTAAAAAGGGTTAGGTAATGTCTACGAAAGAAACTGCAAGTAAACTTAAAAATTGGGCACCTGATCCCAATATTACTCCAGAACAATTAGAAGAAATGCGTGTTGAAGTATATGACCGCATTGTTGTTGCACGAGTAGGCTTACTACTACGTCATCCTTTCTTTGGTAATATGGCTACTCGTTTGCGCATTTTGGCAGCAGACGAATGGCTTCCTACTGCCGCAGTAGATGGACGCAACTTATACTATAACACTCAATTCTTTAATGCAATGACAAATAAGGAAATTGAATTTGTTGTTGCACACGAAATTTTACACATGGTATTTGATCACATTGGACGTAGAGATGACCGAAATCCAATGTTGTTTAATATTGCCGCAGATTATATTGTAAACAATACACTAGTACGTGATCGTATTGGTACTAAACCTAGCATTGTAGATTGTTTCCAAGATTTTAAATATGACGGTTGGACTTCAGAAGAAGTATATGAAGAACTATTTAAAGAAGCAGAAGAACGAGGTAAAGAGTTTTTAGAAGAACTTGGCGAAATGTTAGACGAACACTTAGATGGTGACGAAGGTGATCAAGAAGGCAACGAAGGCGAAGAAACAACTGATAGCAACGGTAATAAAGTAAGTAAGAAACGTCCTAAGTATTCTAAAGAACAACTTAAAGAAATTAAAGACGAAATTAAAGAAGCAATGTTAGCGGCAGCACAAAGTGCAGGTGCAGGTAATGTTCCAGCAGGTGTTGCACGTATGATTAAAGAACTTACTGAACCTAAGATGAATTGGCGTGAACTACTACGTCAACAAATCCAAAGCACAATTAAAAGCGATTTTACTTTCCAACGTCCTGGACGTAAGGGTTGGCACACTGGTGCAATTCTTCCAGGGCAAAACTTTGACGAAACAATTGATATTGCTATTGCACTTGATATGTCAGGTTCAATTGGCAATGAACAAGCACAGGACTTCTTAGGCGAAGTTAAAGGTATTATGGAGGAATACAAGGACTATAATATTAAAATTTGGTGCTTTGATACAGAAGTATATAACGAACAAGACTATACAGCCGACTGCGGTGAAGATCTAATTGATTATGAAATCTACGGAGGCGGTGGCACTGACTTTATGGCTAACTGGCGTTATATGCACGACAACGATATTCAACCTAAAAAGTTCTTAATGTTTACAGATGGATATGCTTGGGACAGTTGGGGTGAAGAAGATTACTGCGATACAGTATTTGTTATTCACAGCAACAGAGATAAATCATTGCAGGCTCCATTTGGAATAACTGCACACTATGAAGCATAAACTAGATAATCCTAACCCGTTAAACTTTTTTGGAATCCGTCAATTACGGGTTCCTCCGCCTCACTTTGAGATTATGAATATACAAATGAATATGTATAATCTTGAAGAATCAATAATCAAATGGATTAATAGAAACTTAAAAAGTCGATTTTATGTAGGAAAGATTACAGCACTTGATTCAAATAATCAATATGTACAAACACTACAAATAGGTTTTGAAGATCCAAAAGAATTGTCTTATTTCAGTTTGGCGTGTCCACATTTGAAATACAAGTAAATAAACATAGCACTTAATAAAGGAGTAATACATGACAGACAATGTTAAAGCAAATACAGCCCCAGAGGCTCCTACTACTGCGCCAGAAGCAGAAGTAGAATCTGCACAAAATGGTGCAGCCCCTGCACAAAATGGTGCAGATCTTACTGTACAAGACCTAGCTGCAATCAAATCAATTATTGATGTTGCTAGTTCACGTGGTTCATTTAAACCAAATGAAATGGTTACTGTAGGACAAACTTATGCCAAACTAGAGGCATTTTTACAGGCAATCGCTGCTCAGCAAAAACCAGCAGAGGCGCCTGAAGGAGAGAAATAATGAAACATGTAGGAAGAGTTAAAACTACAAAAAGGAAGGTAATTGTAGCCTATCGTGTGGTTCCAAACGAACCCGAGTATGCTATTATTGTACCTACAGAGAATCTAATGGCTGAAGAGCATGATGCTCTTATTAAAGCAGTTGAATCAGATGCAGGTCAAAGTGCATACGAGTTTGGCGAAGCAATGGCTCGTAACCGTTTACCAGACGGACGTAATATGCTTGCAGGATTACACACTACAGGCAAAATGACTAAGGTTAAAACTTCTGAAATCGAAATGATTCCGGACTCTAAAACTTCTATTAGTCTTGATGAACTTAATGAAGCAATCGCTACTAATAAAGGTGTAACTGTTGCAGATCTAGCTCTACAAGATAAACCAAGAGAAGCACCAGAAGCAAAAAAAGCACCTAAAGAAGATTTAATTGTAGAAGAATTTGATTTAGATGCTCCAGCAGATGTTGTACAGGCAGCACAACAAGCACAAGAGCAAGTCTTGACTGACGAAGAACTAGCCGCTAAATACCGTAGTGACGCAGATCGCTTATTTAAAGAAGCAAAGGCGCTACGAGAACAAGCAGAGGAACTAGTTCCTACTAAGAAGAAGTCGAAGACTGCTGAAAGTGTCTGAGAATAAAAAGTTACCAAGCGAAGTAATAGATCATTGGCCCGAAATACTAAAAGATATTAATATCGAAGTATTACCCCTAGAGTATCTTGATAGTGTATTAATTTCTTTCTCAGACGGAAAGATTTGGGACATTGATCTTACTAAAAACCCACATGGAGTCAACATGGAAGAAGCATTAGAAAGTCTAATGTTAGAATATGAAGATGCTATAGTAAATGTTGACTTTAGGCTTAATACGCAGCGACTTAAAAATGACATTTCACAAAGGACCAAGCGGTTCTTAAAGAAGAAGAAATAGATAAATACTAGTAGCAAATTCATTATGATGGAGTATTTACATGGCCTTACAAATTAGACGCGGTACTGACGCAGAGCGTTTATCTATTACGCCAAAAATTGGCGAACCAGTCTTTGCAGTCGATACTGGAGAATTTTTTATTGGTGACGGTACCACACAAGGTGGTATTTTAGTTTCAGGAACACTAGTTAACGAGAACACACCGCAACTAGGAACAAACTTAGATCTTAACGGAAATAACATTGTTGGTACAGGTAATATAAACATTACTGGTACTATTACAGCCTCAGGTAATATTAACTTAGGCGATGGAGCAGAAGATAACGTAATCGTTGGAGGCCAGATTGCAAGTTCTTTAACTCCAGATGGTGATAATAGTTATGATTTAGGCGGCGCTACTGCAAGATGGGCAGAAGGCTTTATTAAAACTGTAAGATCAGATCTTGTTGTTGCTCAATCTATTGAAGCAAATACTTATGGAACACACATTGGTACTGTACAATTAGATGACAGTTCAGTAGCAGTAGACGGCGCAACAGGTGCTTTATATGTATCTGGAACAAAGCCAATTACTGCTGATGCAGATTATGTACAAGTTGGTAACGCTGTTACAAATGCAAACTTTAAAGTTGTAGCAAACACTACTAATAATGGTGTTGTACTTAACGGTGCAACTGGTGTAAGTCCTTTTGAATTTCCAACTATTGTAACTCAAGCACATAGAGGTTCTTTCTCTGCTCCAACTGCTCCACAAGCAGGTGATGCTGTTGGCGGATTTAGTTTCCAAGCATATACAGGACAAGACTATGTTGTTGCAGGAACTATTGGTGCAATTACTGAAGGTGCTATTGGACCTGCAGACGTTGAAGTTCCTACAACTATCAGATTAGGTGCTGCTTCAAATGTATTAACAGCGAACGGTAACTATTTAGAAATTCCATCATCAGGTAGAGCAAAGGTACCAAGTTTAACAGTTGGTAGTTATGCAGGTGGTGCTGAGCCAGGTAGTCCAACTGCTGGTGAAATTATCTTTGATACTACTACTAGCAAATTTAAAGGTTGGGATGGATCTGCCTGGGTAAACTTCCACTAATAGGTAATTGATGCGGGTAAACTCCGAAGAAATAATTAGATTATCAAAAGAAGTTTTTTTAACTTCTGACATTCAAAAACAAAAATACAACTCTTTAGTAGGATGGATTCACGAGGAAGATTATACTCGACTCCATCCTTTCTTTTTAACTCCTATTGATATAAAAATTGATGTTGAACAATTTAATAAAGAAATTGTAGCATACAATGATTTTTTTGAACAATGGGGGAATGAACACTTACATTTACCAAGATACGGGTTAGCACTTGTAAATCAAACAGGCGAACTACATCATAACGATCCCGTAAATGGTTCATTATACGAATACAATTTAAAGAATCCAGATAATCCATTACTAGAAACTGACTTTACACAAGAAACAGAAGTTATGGATTTACCATCGTTACAACCATTAAAACAATTTAGTAACCATTGGTTGCGTTCAAATATACTTTATTGGAAGCCCGGTGCTCATTTTAAACCACACATCGATACTGCTGTACCTAGTCCTTGGATTAGACTTTGGGGTACTACTACAGATGGTATTAAATTAAGATACGCTGTAAACGACGAATTAGTAGACACTACTGAAGTAGAACCAGGGCGTTTATACCTAATAGATACGTCTATAGTACACGATGCAATATGCGAGGATGCAAGTGGATATCAGTTCTTTTTAAGCTGCTCTACGGGCTTGTATGGGCGTCTAAGACGCCTTATTATCTAGATGCATGTACGGTTCTAGTACATCAATCCATTCTTTATAATCAAAATCTAATACAAATAGCGATCTTTCAAAATTAGTATCGTTATATCCATAATGATTTTTTGAAGCATCGAACGCAAAGAATTCGCCCATCTTCCAATTATATGTTTCGCCTTCAACTACAAATCCACTATCACCTTTTGGAAGTACAGTTGGCAAATGACAAATGATTTTATGTCCCCAGTCTTTATGATTATGTTCTGGTGTTTTACTTTTTGGATCTAATACTAACCATCCAGTTGCTCTATGGTCAGGACCATTGCGTACTAATTCAGTTACTCTAGGACAGCGTCTTTGAGAACTAGGCCATGCTTTATAATCCCACCATAATGCTGTACCTGTCCAGCCAGGTACAATATCGCCATCATCATAATCAGGTAGAGGAACACGACGGCGATTAAAGTTTAGATATTCTTCTTCAATAATATCTTGACTGTCAATAATTCTTTGTATTAAATCTTTTTTATCTTGTAAATTCATGTGAACCTCTTTCTATAATATACTTATTCGCTTTTATTAACTGCGCATATAATAGTGGCTAAGTAACTATATGTTGCACGATATCGATCAATTTTATCATAAAATATATTATCAAGATTGTTTAGAATTTGAAGATGTAAGAGATCTTTGTTTAGAAGAAGATAATTGGTTAAGACACATTTACACAAAAGAACGTTTAAGTGTTTCTAAACATAACGGCTTTATTGTTATCTATGATAAGAGGACAGACGAACCAGCATCATTTGGTGGTGTATATCGTGATGAGCGGTTAATGCCAAAGAACATGGCTAGAATGATTAATAGAACATACTGGTTTCCTAAATATAGAACTACGTCATTTAAAGGGTTTAGTAAACTTTGGGAAGTAGCCGTAGAGCATGGTATTAAACCGTTAATTGAAATAAATAATTTTGACGGGTACTTTATGGCAATGCAGGATCGCCGTAAACCAACAACTGGATATTTTGACATATGGGTTAGAGGTTTACAAAGAGCAGATCCTAGATGGATTAAGGGAGATGGATTTTTACAAACTTGTCCTTCTAGTGTAAAAAATTGCTATCAGTACTATGTTTATTTGAATTTAAAAAATAATGCTTTCGAAGATTGGAAGCCAAACATCATAGATACAGCAGAGTGGAATACTTTGCCAGAAGGAACAGACTAGTGACACACAATCAAAAAACAAGAGGTTTGCAAGTAATTAATCACGTTCTAGGCCTAGTTGGTTTAGGATTTGTATTTGCTACAGGACAATATCATTGGCTTGCTATTGCGCTTGCATTTTTTGTAGTAACAACTATATTAGGCATTAATATAGGATTTCATAGATTACTTAGCCATAGAAGTTTTACAACTTATCCCTTTATAGAGAAAGCATTGTCTTTAATTGGAAGTTTAACTACTATTGGAAGTCCACTTGCATGGACTGCTGTACATAGACAGCACCATAAACATACAGAAACAGATGAAGATCCTCATAGTCCTTATCTACTAGGTAATTTAAGAGCATGGTTTGGATTTTGGGATATACCAAAATTAGATTTACGTTTAGTAAAAGATTTACGTAAAGATTCGTTTCAAAAGTTTTTACATAAACACTATGTTACTATTATAGTAACTTATTGTATACTACTAGCACTTATTAGCCCATGGTTAGTTATCTTTGGTTATGCAATACCTAGTTGTTTAACATTACACGCTTCTAGTAGCATTATTGTAATTGCACACAGACATGGATACAAAACACACGATTTAGGTGCAGACGAAGCACGTAATAGCTGGATTGCTAATATTACAAGTTTAGGTGAAGGATGGCATAACAATCATCATGCAATGCCGTGGAAGTTAACACAAGGTATTGGTAAGTGGCAAATTGATCCGCCTGCTTGGATTATTAAAAGATTTTTAGCAATAGACACTGTTGAAGATAAACCTAAGCAATATTAATTACTAAGTGTATTCTATCTTCCCAACCGCCGTTATAAACAAAATGTTCTCTAGTAGTATCTACTTTATAGGCATGCCCATCAGCAGGTAAATGATAACAAACGGCTTTGACATTACTATTTGTTACTTCTCCAAATAGAGCATTGTCATTTGTATGTAATACAAAATGATATCTAGCATCAAAGTCTTTATGTATACTTAGACCTTTTTTAGGCTCTAATCGCATATAACGTATACGACCAAATTTAACACCTTCGTGCGTTTCTAAATCTTTTAATGCTTGTACAGTATACGATCCTAAATGAGGATTATACTCTGTAAAGTCTGCTTCTGTTGCTATAAATTCTTCTTTAACAGGATCCCATAAATTACCTTGACCATCTAACCAAATGTCTTCGTTTAGACGGTGTTTAGCACTAAGTTGATTACCCGACATTTTGCGTACAAAATCTTCTTTAGGCCAACCGTCATGCACATTTAATAATGCATCTAAGTCAGAACGCATTTGTTCTAGGTCTACTTTAAAATCAGTCTTTGTTATAAAGTTCATGTCTTACTTTCTGTAACTCATTGTATCGGTCTACTATATCTGTATTTAAGTACGGAGTATTATCAGGATATCCTGCCATTTGATAAGCATCATATCGTTGTTGACAATTAAAACATTTGCCACAATGTTTGCCTGTATCGTATAACTCGTCCATGATACAAGAACTAGTTGCATATGATATTTCTAAAATACCTAATTGTGCATATAAATCAACAATTTCTTTTTTGTTTAATTCAGCAAACGGACTTCTTATTCCAGGAGCTCCTCTAAGTATAGGATATACTTCAGACGGAATATCTATATCTTGTAAATGATCTGCATATTCTTTGGTGTCTAAGTGAAATTCTCTAATTGTATCTTTATATAACATTGGAGTTTCGTATGCCATATCTACAATTTGTTCTAATGTTAAACTTTCATCCTTAAACGGTTCTACTTCAAAAAACAATCTAGTAAACCCAAATAACATACCAGATAATTTGTATTCGTCTATAACTTGTTGAGTATACGAAATTACAAATTCTTTACGATCGTTTGCTAATAGTTCTAAATCAGTTTCAACGTATATAGGTTCTTTATCAAATAAAACAGCACTACGTTCTACATTAGCTCGTATATTTCTATCTATAACTTTGTTGTTTCCAGAGAACATAGAATCACTATAAAATAAAAATACATTATCTTTGCCATATTGATGCATTGCTATAGCAGCAATTAAACTTGATTCCATGCCACCCGAGAAGAATATTCCTACTCTTGATCCTTCCGGAAGTGTAGGAAAGTTTACTGGTATTTGATACAGCATTTTATCTGGACCTAATAGGTAATCATCTTCCATTTTTTAATTTCTCCACTAACGGCTTAAAGTATTCTTCTTGTGGATCTTTAATACCGTGTTGATAGTCTAATTCATTAATTATTTTATTACCCCTACTAGCAATCTTTTGAGTAATATCTCCGCTTATTTGCCAGGCTTTCTCAAAAGATTCAATGCCGGTGCCGTCGTCTTTAGTCCAAAAATTAAAACGTTTCATATCAGGAATATTATATCCGTACTTCTCAGGATTTCTGTCAATTGCACTCATTGGATGATATTCATACGCTCCGGGAGGATTAATAATTAAAGGCATAAAGTTAGGATTATGATTTACTGGATTATTATCTTCCATAAACCACTCTGCTTGTTTGTATATATGATCTACTGGCTCATGAGGCAATCCTACAATATATCCACTAGCAACTGCTACATCATTGCCCCATACTTTTTGCATATCATATAATGCTTGTTTACGTTTCTCTTCGGGCATGCCTTTGCCTATTGCTTTTGCTGCCTCAGGATGGAAAGTTTCAATTCCAAACCAACAGTTTTTAATTCCTGATTCGTAAAGCAATCCTATTTGTTCAGGATGCATTGCCATTACGTCTAATCTTAAATATGCTCTATAGTTAAGATCAAACGGTAGTTTTTTTGTAATTTTATGAAACATTCTTAACTTCTCAGTATTATCGTTGAATGTGTCATCTGCAATCCAGTAATCAGTTATTCCCCACTTCTCCCAGTTCTCTAAAAGTTCTTGATAAAGTGTTTCTTCTGTTTTTGTATAATCTGCAATCTTTTTTTGCCCTATCAAAGGGAAAGAACAAAATGAACATTTAAATTTACATCCACGGGCTGTTTCCAATGTAAGAACTTCTCCCGGAACTATAAAATCTAAATCTGTATATCGTGTGCTACTATGCAACCAATCCCATCTATGATGATCTGCATGTGTATCGTGTTTAATATATCTTGGCCAAATTCGAAGTTCTTCTGTTAAAAAATCTACTATTTGTGTTTCGCTTAATCCACTAAAAAAATAATCTGCTGGGAAATCTCTGTACCAATCAATTTTGGCTCCACCAATTAAAACTTTAATATTCTCATTATAATTCTTTGCTTCGTCAATCCATCGATTAACTGTTCCATTTGCAGCATCGTAAGTAAGTGTACGATCTTCAGGCATTTCTTTTTTGAAGTTATCTATAAGTGTGTCTGCCATATTTACACTAGGATTAATAAACGGATTATCTTGATCTGGATTTCTATACGGCCACCATGTAGTAGAGAATCCTAAGAATAAAGTATTGCTACCTATTGCATATTTGCAAATTTCTTTCCAAGTTTCAAACTGTAGTGCTAAACTAAAATCTATTACTAATACGCTATATCCGTGAGTCCTTAAATGAGATGCAAGACGGTGAGCGCCATATCCTCTAGTCCAATGTGGATATGCGGCTGTATCTGTGAATAATATTGCGTCAAATGTAGGCATAGTATTATTTACTTGATGCTATTAATCGTTTAGGGATCTTTGAGTCTGCGCTACTTACGCAACTTTCTGTAATACAGGGTTTAGGGCTATCAAATAATTTAAAACCTGTTTCTATATTTCCTAATGGTACATCGTGGCAACTATAACTACGTTTTACACTGCCATCAGGCTCTCGTATAATGATTCCACTGTATCCAGCAGAGCAATGCCATCCTTTAAACTTATTAAAATTAAAGGCATTAAATCTTTCTGCTTGATCCATATACCATTTTTTACCGTTTTTATCTCTTAATTCAACTTGCATATGCCACGGTACACTGGCATCATTAATACCGTCTATATAACTAGGTAGTGCAAATTGTGGTTTTGGTCTATCATTCCAGATTCTCTTTACTTCTGTGTATGCTCTTTGGGGCATTCCGTTGTGGAGTCTTTGGAGCATTTCTTCTGTATATCCCTCAACAACTCTTGATGCTGTTGGATCAGACTGAGGCTTGAGAGTGACATTAATGCCTCTGGAATGGAAGAATAAGGCATTGCTCCAGTCTCGTTCAAACTGTTCTGGAACCATGACCATATTGATCGTAACTTGGACATCATTTTCTTGACATAGGATGAGTTTGTTAGCAAACTCCTCCATCCTTTCAGTAGTATTTACATGTTCTGTGTGTAAACTTGCTGTTATGCTGGCTCGATGAAACGGTTTTACTGCTTCAACATATTGTTTAAACCAGTCCATATTCCTACTACAATTACTAGTCATATGTACGCTAGTATAGTTTGTGTTTGCTACATCGTCTGCTAGATGCTTTAGTATGTCCAAGTATCCAGGATGGAAAGTAGGCTCTCCTCCTGACAAGGAGAAGTGGAAAGAATTGAAGCCATTGTCTCGGGCTTGACGTTTAATTTCATCCACTGTAAGCAAGCAGAGCTCGGTAGGACGGTGGTCTTTACGATCGGATCGGGCGTAAGGCCAGCAGTAGGAGCATCTGTAGTTACAGAATCTTCCCAGTAACCAACTAACAGTAAATATATCACGATAAAGCAAAGTACGTTGACCAACACCAACAATGTCGTCAAATGGTATTTTAGAGAAGTCATACTCGCTCCATTTTAAATCTTCATTCATATTTTATAATAACATCTTCATTGTATGTTGTCAAGACTTTAAGCAACCATTCGTTATGAGGCGCCCAATGTTCTTTCCGTATTTCATTAAGTTTATTATCCATGTCTAAAAACTTTCTAAAATTACCTTCTTGTTTTAATTCTTCTACAATTAACTTGTATATAGGTGCTTTCTTATCTTTGTATTCTTCGATTAATTCTTTTTTAGCAAAGTTAGGTAAGTTTCTTGGCATCATCCAATCAGGACCATCTAACATAACATATTTGTGATCTAGTTCTAAAGTTTTACAAAAACTAATTAGTTCGTGAACTTTGTTAACATTGTATATACTTGCAACACTATGTACACTAGGTTCAACCCCTTGTTCTTTAAACCAAAAGACATTCTCCCATACTTCGTCCCAATCACTACCTTTACGTAAGAAATCATTCAACCGGCCGTAACTATCTATACTAAGTTCTACTTTAAGATTTTTAACTTCTTTTAACAGTTCGTATAGTTCTCCTTTTGGACGTATTGTAGTGTTTGTTATTAAAAGCAGTGTAAGTTCTTTGCGATTACATTTTTTAAGTAAGTCAATTAATTTAGCTTCTTCCATTAGTGGCTCGCCACCTAACAGTTTTATAAATCTTAATTCACTTAAATCATAATCATCTAATATTGTATTTTTGGCAATAATACCACTATGCTTAATACCTAACTTTTTAGCATCACTATACCAACTAGTACTAAGCTCTGGTCCGCACATTCTACACTTATTATTACAAACGTTACTAAATGTTAAGTCTATGTTAGTTAGTTTAGGAACTTTGCCGCGACTGTCTTCAGGAAATCCAAAGTGTTTTACGCTATTCATATCAAGGCGCATACTATGTCCGCTTGTTTCTTCGTCTTTATAACATCTACTACAACCTTCAATATATTCGTCATTAAGCATTTTATTTCTTAAGTCAACTAAAAACGGATGATTAAAAGGATCTTTGTGATCAACAGTTAAGTCTGTAGGAGTTTCTTCCCATCTAAAATAACAACACGGAAACACACGACCGTCTGGTCGTGTTGCTATATGATGAAATGGAAGATCGCAACTGTGTTTTCGTTTAGTCATTATAATTTATGATCCCTTCCCGGAGTATGTCTTTCATCATTTCCAATGCCGCAAATAAGTTTACATCTGTTTGGCGCTTTACCTGACTCAAAGTTTTTAACATTTAGAATAGTTTCCATAGTGGCCTTAATTTCTTCCATGCTATGTTGTGTTAGATCATTCCAGTGTACAGGAAGTTTTTTAAAACGCTTGTCATCCCATTCATTTAGTTCATAATATCCTTGATATGCACAACACGGATATACTTTAAGATGAGCAGACACATCAAGCTCGTCCCACTTTTTTAAATTATAATCATATGCTGCACATCTTACTTTTTGCATTTTAGTTTATCCAAAACTTATCAAATTCAATATCTTCTTTTTCGTATTTTTTTGCTATTTGTATAAATTTTTCATAATCGTCTTTAGTAATTCTATTAATACCAAACTTACTAGGACGAAGATTACAACGTATCATAAGTTTTATATTTTTTTCTAATGCAAGTTTTACTACATCTTCTACTTCATGTTTATTATGTTCAAAAATTGTATAGTCCCATCTTGCTTTACCATGCTTGGCTAACATAAACATGTTTTCATATGCCAGATCAGTTTTAACATTTATTCTATATAAATTATTAATTTCGTGTGTTAATCCGTCAATACCAAACCTAACACTAATTTTATTTTTTGTTTCTGCTACATACTTAAAAAATTCATCTCGTTTTAACCCGCCGTTTGTATACACAGTAAGCGAAGCAAAATGATCAGCAGCAAGTTCTGCAAAATCTTTTATCTGAGGATGCATTAATGGATCGCCAAACTCGCCACAAAAATAACAAGTTTTATATTCAAAGAATTTTTTATTTTTCTTAACAACTTCTTCAAATTTTTTATATTCCATATGACTAACATCTAGATTTTTATCAACTTCTAAATAGTTTACTGCATCAAATCTTTTACAAGTAGGACATTTTGCATTACAATAGTTAGTAATATTAAAGTCTATTATCATTCAGCCAACACCTTAATGTCTATATGATTCTCTAATACACTTTTATAATTTTCTTTAAACAAACTCTTAGGAGCACATAATCCGCAGCCACATGTTTGCTTAGGACAAATTACTGTAGGCATTGTGCCGCTTTCTAATTTTTGTTTTAAGTCGGCAATTAATTTCTTACCTTCACTAATTTTACCAATAGGTCCTCTTGTTTGATCAAACTTTGCTTGACAAGTTTGGTGATGAAATACACTGTCTGTTTGCTGTTCTAAATGTAGGAAGAACCAGTTAACACTACAATGCCAACCTTTAAATTCTCTCATATCAACAAACGTTGCTTTACGACTTTCTCCATTGTTGCTTAGACACATTTCGCGACTTCCACAACAAGGACGTCCTAATGTTAATCCTAATTTTTTCTTCTCAGTTGTTTTTTCGCCAGCAGCACTTAATACAGCAGTTTCTTCTTTTGAGTCATTTAACTTTTCGTTTTTATATGTCCAATAATTTTTAATATAATCTAATTGTTCGTCAGTATATGTATGAGCAAAATTACTTCGACTATTAGGTTCTTCACCAATAACACGGGGAACATAACTAACACCTATTTCGTCTAGGTAATCACACAAGTCTTTACATTCGTCAAAATAACCTGCATGGAACATTACATTAACACTTACTGTAAAGTTATGCTTAGGACCTTCTGTATAAAACTGTTTAATTCTATCTCGCACTTGTTGTTTTAATTTGTCATCACTTTCAGCATGGTAACTTACAGTAGCATGACCAAAGTTCTCCATAACTGCTTGTGCCATCTTTTGACCCATTGCACCGTTAGTTGTAAGAGCAAATCCTGCCTGCCATTTATTGGCATACTTTCCTTCATACTGACTTTTTAAATATTGTATAAAAGGAATAAAATTTGGGTTTACTGTAGGCTCACCGCCTGTAAATCCTATATTAGCAACCTTAAAATCTCTATACTGCATATACGTATCAATATATTCAAATAAGAAATCTGTATTTGCTTTTAATTCATCTAATGTAGCATGTTTACTAAAATTGTCATGTCTATGTGCAGGACAGTATGAACAGTCATAATTACAACGTCTACCAGTATCCCAAGTAACTTGAAATACTTTACCGGTTAATAAATCAATAGTATCAAAGCTCATCTATATAATCCTTAAACATTGGTTCTACATCTAATAAATTCTCAGATCGAATTAAGTCTAATTTTTTTGTATAATTTTTAAATTCTTCCCAGTGAGTATCATAATAACTCTCACTGTTCATATACTTACAAACTCCAGTAGCAATATCTCTAGCATTATTAATTACGTGTAAATCAAACTCTTGTTTTTCTGTCCATAAAATAAAATCTTGGAACTTTTTAGTAATTTCCTCTTTCATTTTAACTGGCAGTACTCTTATATTTAAATGTTGCGGATGGTGTGCTACATGGTGTGTAATAATTGGCCTACGTATTGTGCTATTGATCTTTTTAAATCCGCTTTCTGTTAATTTCCATTTCATAAAATCAATCATATGATTTACGTTGTATGCTGTTACAGTAAATGCTAACCAAGCAGCAATGTTTTTAGGCATTGAATCTAATGTTGTTAAGTTACGCAATAGTTTATCCCACTTGGCAGGATGACGTTGATATTCTAATACTTTACCATAACCGTCAATACTTGCTCCTACTCGCACTTGTTTAAACTGTTCCCAAAGTTTTGCAACCCTAGGAGGAAGTGTACTCATGTTTGTATTATATTCTACAATCATGTGTTTTGCACTACCGTTTTCAATACAACGTTCTAAAAAGTCATAATGACGATCTATTAACATTGGCTCGCCGCCTGCAAAATAAACATGCTGAATACTATTAGCATTCTTTTCTAAGTATTCCCAGAAAGGTTCGTGATTAGGCCAATCATACTCGCTAGTGCATAATTTGCCACCCACTTCTTTAATAATAATATCACCACTTGTTTCTTTAAACGCATTACTTCCTGTCAATTTAATCCAGTCGTCATACCATGCATTGCTATCTGTTGGTCCACACATACGACATTTTAAATTACAAAAATTTCCAAATCTTAAATCAAAATATTTTACAGGAACTTGTTCAACATCTATTGTGCCATCTAAGTTAGTATCGTTACGAGCATTGTCTATAGTGTAACTCCACTGCTGTTGCTCGTATTGTCGTCTACTGTTTAATCCTGCGGCTTCTTCGTTGCGACAACGTCCGCACTCCTCGTTCCATACACCATTAAGCATATTAAGACGCATGTCAGTCATTAGTTTAGCATTACGTGCTTTGTCTAAATTGTCAACTCCGGCATTATATGCTGTTCCGTCTTTATGTCTAATTACACCTCTGTTTTTAGTCACGTTGGCTTGACAACAAACACGCATATCTCCGTTTGCTCTTGCTGCTTGAAATATCCAAGGTATAGGGCAATAAGTATCAGCCATTGTTAATTTCCTGTTTCATTTCGTCTAGTCTTGATTCTGCCCATTTACGTTCTTCGCACCACCAGCACTGACCACACTCTGGAATGTCCATTCCGTCTGTATACTTTGTATAATGATCGCAAACTTCATGAATAATGTTATGTTGTGAAATATCACCTTCACAACTACGTGTAGTATAATATAAATCTTCAATATTGTAAAGAAAGTATTGTGCCACAATCCAATCTTTTTTTACAAAACGGAAAGGGTGTGCTTGCACTCGTCCTTTACGTTCTACCCATAAATCTTCCTGTGTTCCATCTTCTGCATCTTTATCTCTATTAGTCATTCTATCGCTGCGACTACTATCAGGATTTTTACTAGTAGCATTAAACACTGCATCTAAATTATAATGCCATAATGCAAATTTATTAAAACTACCAACTATAATTTGATCTCCGCTACGACCATTAACAATAGGACCAATTACTCCGTGTTCAAGTTCAGGAGGAATAAATGTAGTAATTCTATTACTAATAATATTAGGAAACATGTCTTTGATTTTATTAAAAACTTGTATGCTTATATATCCTTGCCACGGTCTTGTTTCCCAACAACGTTGATAAGTTATAACATCAATCTTAGTATCTAATGAATGTTTGGTAATAATAGTACAAAGCAAATATGTAAGTAATGCACTATCTGCTCCGCCGCTTAAATTTACTCCTATACGTTTCCATTTAGGATCAAACACAATGTCTAAGTGACTAAACGTTTCTGTTATTAAAGACTCATCTAATGTCTTATAAAGTTTGTTATTAGTTTCGTACAATGTTCTCTCCGTCAAACTTATAGTTTGTTACATGACTATTAAAATCTTGATTCCATATATTATCAGTTTTTCTAATATATGCTTTAAAAGCATTCCAATCTTTAGAACTTGTTTTGTTATTTGTAATATAGTCCTTAATGTTCTTTAATGCCCTATGGGCACCTTCTATATCTGTCCAAGTTCCTCTATTGAAACTATGCAGATGTCTTGCTTCGTCAATATTATCAAGTCGTTGTTTGTTTACTCTAAAAATCATATTTTCAGTTTCAGCAATATCTTCTAAAACTTTGGTTCCAAAGTGTTGCATCATTAGTGCAGGGTTTAGATATGTAGGTGTGTAGATAATACTACTATCAATATAATTACAATCTAAACTTAAAAAGCCTTCAAACACATCTTTAATTTCCATTATTTGATATGTTCCTGTAGTACAAACTAAATTTAATTCGCTTTTATTTTTGTTTACTTCTCTAAATTTAGCAATATTACTTTTTAGTTTGTTCCAATCACCTTGTCTAAAATACGGATATAATGTAGGACCGCTGTCAACACTAACATGAATAACAGATTTTTTAAACTTAATAAGCAAGTCTGATAGTGTTACTGGATTAAAATCTGCATTAAAGTTACTATGAAACATGATAAGCATATTACTTGCATTAGGATGTTCTGCTAACTTTTCTAATGTAGGAAAGAATTGTTTTTGATACAATACTTCGCCGCCTGCAAAGTCTACACGCTCTAAATTAGGAAAGTTTTTATTTAAATCGTCTACAATTTCTAATGCTTGTTTAGTAGGAATTTGCATTGTTAAATCATCATCTTCCGATGCACGATGCATTTCACCTGTTAACTGTATTAGTTTAAGTTCTTTATCTTCCTGATCAGGTATATACTTTTTTAGTTTTTGCATCCATCCACTGCTATATACTTGACTACAATGCAAACAACTCATATTACAACTATGACTAAAACGTATTTCCGCAGTTTTTAGTCCTGCAAAGTCTACTTCTCCAGTAGTAACATTTACATTATCTAATGTTACAGGTTCTTCTTGACGCATACTCTTGCCTGCTTTACGTTCTTCAACGTGTTGACAAATGTCGCATCCTTTAGGCCATTTACCATTTAATAAGTCTAATCTATGCTTTTTAAAGTTTTCGTTATTAAAAAACTTACTAGGCAAGTAATCGTCAGAAAGGATTTGTAATTGATCACTTTGCTGTGGACAACTAGTAACAAACCCGTTTTTAAAGTTTACGCCACCTAGTGCATAGTAACATGGTAGACTCATTTTGTAAATATCTCCTTCATTTCAGGAAATACTTCTGTAAAACTAATACCACGCTGTGCATCGCAACGATTTAAAAATTCTTGCATTTCAGGCAAGCGTCTACTCCAGTCTTCACTTTCCATAAATGATAACATACCTTTTAAACGTTTAATACCATAACCTGCTTCCATAAATTGTTCTTTAGTAACCTTGCCTTTATGCCAACTAGGAACACCTAACTCCCAGTTCTCTTCCCACCATGGATAAAATTCTTCGTACTTTTTACGCACTTCTGCTTTAAACCAATCTGGCAATACCTTTACGTTCAAATGCGGTGGATGATAAACAAAATGATAGTTTACACCTCCTGCTCCAAACGGCCACATATTAATCTTTTTAAAATTTTGTGTAAGTTTCCATTTGATAAAGTCTGGAATATAATAGATGTTTAATGCTTGTACTGCACAAGCAACTGTAACTTCTGTATTGCTAGGTGTTTCATTATCAAGTATGTGGAATACTTCTTCAGTACGTTTCCATTTGCTCGGATAACGAATATAATCATTCATTTCGTGTATGCTATCAACACTATAATGAAATCTTACAAGTTTAAACTCTTTCCACAGATCAAATAAATCGTCTCTCCATTCAACCCCGTTACTGTTATATCGAAGTTCCAAGTCCTTTGCAACACCTTGACGGATCGCTTCTTCAAGTATTTCATAATGTTCCTCTATAATTAAACTTTCTCCGCCGGCAAAATATATCTGTTGCATATTTGGCATTTGCTCATAGAACTGTTTCCAAAAAGTAGGATTTTGTTTATGCCAATTATAACTACTACCGTTATAACTGCCTTTATCCTTCCATTGCATAGTTTCTTTAAGACTAGCATTTTCAACTGCTGGAAATATTGCTTTCCAATCTTTAACCCAGCCTGAGCTATCGTGCGGTGAACACATGACACAAGCAAGTTGACACTTGGTTCCAAAACGTAAATCGATATATGCTAATTGTGGAGGCACACTGCCGTCCTCTTTTGTACTAGCAATAAGATTATCTACATCTACACGCTCACTCCAATATGCAGTTTCCCACATACGTTTTGAATTATGTCCTGCTGCTTCTTCTTTAAAACATTTAACGCAACTAGGAGGTATTTCTCCGTTTAGCATTTGTAACCTTACATTCTTCATATAAGTGCTATTCCATGCAGTTTCAAAATCACTTACATTTAAATTGTTAGGTTTACCATCTTCAGTTTTAAGAATACCAACTTGACCTCCGTGTACTTTATCATTTGTAGGTCCTACACTGCTTGCATTTGCAGTACAACATACACGCATACTTCCATCTGGTCTTGTGCTAAGATGCACCCAAGGAAGGATACACCAGGTATCTGATACTTTCTTTGTCATATTAATACTTACCTAATTAACTGTGTAGTTTATTTCGTTGTGATATGCTTTATTTTTTGCACATGTCTTAATACATCTAGCAAAATGCATACTATGATAAGGGTGCCAACTTGCACCTAATAACTTGCTATACCACTCATGTTGCATAACTTCTTGTATAGAATGGTGTTTTAAACTATTCCAATTTGGTTCAAATTGTGCTAACTTGTTTACAATGTCTTCTTTATTTTTAAAAGCACTATCCCAAAGGAAACAGCAAGGCCACATAGTAAGATCGCTTGCAATAAAGATTTCACCTTCGTGAATATATTTGCAAACAATACTATCAGTAACTGCTTTAATTTTATCTTCATCAACTTGTGTTGTTTTGTATTCTTCAATAAACTTATCAAGTTCTTTTACAACTTCTTTTTTACTATGTTCTTTAGCACCTGTAGTTGTAATAACCTTTTCCTGTTTATTGTTCTTTTTACCTAATTGTGCTACCCAATCATGGTAACTGTTACGCATACCTGTTCGTGTAGCAAATTCAAAATTTAACTTGGCTGCATGTTCTTTTGCTGCTTCTAATTCATGCTCATTGTGATCAAATACAATATAGATCCAAGATGCACTATTTTTAGGTGCAGCATCAGAGAACGCTTTCATATTACGTTCAATAATATTAAACTTTGTATTAACACGATAGATATGATTAGTTTCTTTATGTCCGTCAACACAAAAATGTATATACACTCTACCAGGATATTCTGCTGCGATGTTGCCTAAACTACGCCACCAGTCAGCAGTTTGATAACCGCCATTTGTGCTTAGTTCACAATATGCTCCGTTAGTAACTAGGTAATCTACCATCTTAACACATTCAACATTAAGAGCAGGATCTCCTAATACTCCGCAAAATTTAAATTCTTTACCGCGAATATCTGCTTCAGTAGGGAATAATCTTAAAATATCATGATATGTAAAACTTTGTATTTTTAACTTATCAGGATTAAGTGTTCTAGCACATCCTGGGCAGGCTGCATTACAATCACTAGTAATTTCTAATTCAATCTTATTAATCATTTAAACTGTTCCGTATATGGGTCAAACTCTGTTCCGCACTTCATTGCACATACACCTAGTTTACCGTTTTTAATTCCGTCAATATTCCAACTGTCTTGTATACCTTTTAATAGTGTACCATTCATTACAGTTTCAAGATCTTTATTAATTACATCAATACCTTCTTTACCTCCAGCGTTGTCAATGTGATCCCAAATTTGTTCTACACGATAATCAGGATGCCACCATTTATACATACGTCCAGCAGTCCAACAGCAAGGCATTAATAGTCCTTCTGCTGTAATAAAAATACTACCCTGTTTGGCAACTTTACAATCAATGCTACACTTGTTATAGTATTGTTCCATGCTACCATAAGTTTTAGTTATTTCTTCTTCTTTTAAAAGAGCAAGATTGATATATTCTTGTTTTTTAGGTTTTGCAAGTTCTGCTGTTTCTTCACCTTTGCGATTAATTGCTTGATGTGTTTCCTTGCCTGTAAGTTGTGCTGTACTATAAAAACGTCCTGTCTTTTTTGCTACAAATCTTTCAAAGCCGTATTGCTTTGATAATTCTTCTGCTCTTTCAACTTGATGTTCGTTATGTTCAAACACAATAAAATCCCAGCGAGCTCTGCCGCCAGCATCTATAAATGCTTTCGCACTGCGCTCTACTATGCTCCAATTAACACCTTGACGATATATGTGATTAGTATCAGCCAACCCGTCCACGCTAAAAATAACAGCACCATATCTGCCAAAAACTCTCGCAAGTGATCTCCACCAATCTTCATCTCGTGCTCCTGCATTTGTATTCATACTCAACCACATTGTAGGATTGTGTTCTCTAAAATATTCAAATACTTCTAGTGTATCTTTAGCAACAATAGGATCACCTAAGTTACCACACATATACATTGTTTTAAGTTGTTTAATAAAGTCTGGTTTGAAGATACGCTTACAATCTTCAAGAGTAAGTTCTGCATTTGTAATATGCGGATTATCAGGGCCACCATTACAATTTCTATCGCACATAGGACAAGCCGCTTGACAGCGTTGCGTAATTTCTAAATGTACTTCTTTTATGTCTTGATATCTATACATTATAAACCAATTCTACATCTTTGCCCGGACCTGCTTTGCTAGGCAAATCTCCGTATTGTTCTACATACCATGTAATTACAGCCTTATACCAATTATGACTATTATGGTGTGCTTGTTTATTAAATTGAAATATATTATTATTTGTAGCCTGCATGGTACTCAGAGCTCTTGCACTCTCTGTTTGTAACTCGCGCAATGTTAAATTATCTAATTCCAATTTTCATATACCTTATGTATTGTCCTAAGTCTAGACGTCCTTCATATAAAACATTTGACATAGGAGCAGTTTCACTAAATTCTTCTAGTGATTTAGAACAGTTAATGTGATCCTCAATTTCAAAGTAATTGTTACTTTGTAATATAACTAATTTATTTTTAGGAATTTTATTATACCATTCTGCAAAGTTTTCAATATGCTCACAACTTGTGTTAATAATAGTATCAGGTGATTCTACAACTTTTGTTTCTTCACCTTTAGAATTTTTTGTAACATAAGAGTGCATATTAAAATTAATATTATGAATATCTTTAGTTGTTGCTTTAAACTTCCATTTGTCTAAAACCCAAGGCTTGTTCATAACTTCTGCAATTGAAACACACGATTCATCTATATCAAAACTTCTAATTTTGTCAACATTTATTTTAGATTCAAATAACATAGTTGCTAATGTAGAATACCAACCTGCACAAAGATATACTGTTCCTAAACTTTGATTTAGTTTAGATAGTTCTTCAACCAACCACAGTTTACTTTTTAACTGTCCTCTACTAAAACAATCTTTATCGTATTCTATTTCGTTAGCAAATAAATTTTTAAATGCTTCAACAAATTGTGTATCTGTGTACCTAGACAATACTGGCCAAAGTTTCCATCTATTATCTTGTATTACTAATTTTCGTAAATCTTCATCTGGTGCAAATTTAAATATGCTATATAAATTTTCTTCAATTACTGCTTTACGCAACTCGTCATTTTTAACAAGTCTGAACAAAGAATGTAAATTATCTGTTAGTGTAAACTTTCTTAAATCTTCTATGTCGCCAACAAACGACCCACTGCCAAGTAATCTAAAAATACTGTGCTTATTTTTATCAACTACTGCTTTTCTTACATCTTCGTCTGCATGAGCTAAACGCATTATTGAACTAATATCTTTATCAATATATGCTCGTCGTAGATCAGCTAAAGCAACATTATTGTTGTATAGCAATTCAAATCTATCTAATAACTCAAATGGTTCTAGCATTAAATTTTTCCTTTAACCAATCAAAGTTGTTTATCATTTTTAGTGCGTCTACATTACCGCGATTAGCAGTACCGTACTCTCTACCGGCTCTTGCACCTTGAGTAACATAATCACCAAAAGGTTCATTATTGCCAGTATCACTTGTCCATACATCTAAGCGAATATCTGTTTCATCATCTTTCTGTCTATCAATAATTTTAGAAGATAATTTTGCACATTCTCTAAACGCACTCTTCCAGGCGTTGAACGGATCTGTATTAAATTCTGTTATGTTTGCTACTTCTTTTACAGGTTTAAATTTTCTGCTGATGCTAGTAGTCATGTCTGGCTTACTAATATCCATATTCAAAGTTAATTCTGTAGGGAATAATTTTACACCGCCATAGCCGTATTCTAATCCTTTAACTTTATTCTCGCTTCTCCAAACATGAACAACATCATAATCTTTTATGTCTACATAGTAATCAAAATTAAAATTATCCTTAATTACTGCATCACCATCAACAATCCAAGTCATTGGCGTTTTAGATAATTTTGCTGCTTCAATGTGTGCTTGGTGAATACCTTTTACACCGTGTACACGTTGCGCTCTTGGAAATCTATGTTTTAATAATTCCCAATTCTTTTCAGCGTTAGGTTCATTATAACTGATAAACACAATATCATAGTTACTAATACTTCTAGCAGATAATGATGCTTGCTTCATTTTTGCTCTTGCTGGGTTAGTATATACTTGCTTAAAGAACTTACTTTGTCCTGGCAGCAAAGGGTTAGGATCAATAGGAATATCTAACTGACTAATTAAATCATTACCTAGTGCTTGTATATGTATTAGCAATTCATCTTCTTTAATTCTTTCGTTTTCCCACATATTATTTAGATATGTAAAATCACGAACATTAACATAATCCCAGTCTGTACACATTGTCATATACAAGCCTTGTCTTGCTCCGTAGATTGCCCATAGTCCATTATCAACATCTGAGCCTACCATTGTCCAAATATACAGTCTATCTAAATTGCCTTGATGTAATTTTTTAAAATCTAAAGGTGAAACTTTTCTGCCTTCTTTTAATGCCATTTTGACACCTTCACGGAAACCTGCTCTCCATGCTTGCTGCGGTGTTTCATTATTAAGTACTGTACTATAACAGCCTTCCATATGATAATAATTAATATCCCAACAAAATTCTACTTGAGCTTGTATATTATCAGGTGGAGCATTTTCGTGTGTACGCATGTTTAGCAGTACATCTTTTGGCCAACTTTTAATACCGCCGTTGCCGTATTCTAAGCCGTTAATAATATTTTTAGCCGTCCAACTGAGTACACTTCTACTTAGATCTACATTAGGATCTACTTCAAACTCTTGATTAACAAATTCTTGATTAATAACATTATCGCCGTCTATTACAATTAGTCTATCTGTTTCGCTTAAATCAGCACAAGCCTTATGTGCAGCATCTGAGCCTTCTACACCGTGTACACGTTTTGCCCACGGAACTTTAGTAAGAAGATCTGCATAATTCTTCTCTGCATTAGGTTCATCGTAACTTAAATAAATTATATCGTAATCTACTACTTTCATTTTATACCTGTATGTAACTATATCTATCAAATGCCTTGGCTGTAAAGATACTTACATCTTTATTAGACTCTTCTTTGTCATTAATGAAACCTACTGTTATTTCGTTTTCAGTAAGTTCTTTTAGATTAACAAAAAACGTTCTTAACACAATATTAGGGTTGTCTTTTTGTGTACACGCAAACCAAAGATCTTTATCAAGTACAACATTTAATTCTTGTACTAATTTAAATGTCCACGTTTTATTTTTTGTATCTTGTACAATTTTAAAATCGTAATCGCTAACTGTATTTGGATTAATTTTATGAATACTGTCTTTTATTCTAAAAGTCATTAATTCAAAATTTTCATCGTCTACTAGTTCATACTTCTTTTCTTCTGTATTAAATTTAATTTTATATTTTGAAATATTTTCTTTACCTAATACAACATCTTCTATTGCTTTAATAGGCACTGCAATAGAATTAGGAATTTCTTGTCCGGACATTCTTGTAATAGAACCTTTGTCGTTCCAACACAAGTACATTAACTGTTCTGACATTGATACTTCCTTACCTTTTCTTTGGTTACAAAATCATTTTCTGTATAATGAAATATACCGTGTTGTTTATTATTACCAATAAACAATTCACAATCGTCTGTTAAATAAACACCAACCTTATCTTGCCAGTGCTCTGGATTATTTTCCCATCCTTGTATTCTAGGTTTCATGTGTACTAGATGTGGAATATTGCTTTTATAAAAATTTGTTCCTGTAATTAAACTAGTAATAGCAGTGTTAACATCCATACTAGGTTTAGTAGGAGTGTGAAACGGACAAAACTCTGCATACACATCTTTCCAGTTATCGTTTACTTCTTTTTGTACTTTATAAAACTCATCTGCTGCTTTAGATTTTTTAAAATAGTAAAATGCATTGTACACATTAGGTAAATTATTTTTAATAAATGTTTTTCTATAAAACGTGTCGTTAATAACATCGCCTCTAAAGGTAAATGCTTTTGTAGTATAGTAAATGTCTTGCTGCGATAAACACTCCCAAACATAATCTAAGTTATCTAATACTAATGTGTCAGTATCTAAAACAATAGTTTCATCATATATTGATTCTTGATATATGTTACATCTACCATCAGTTGCAAATCTACCAGTGTCCGTTTCTATAACTGTAGTAATACTAATTTCTTTATTGTGTTTACGAATGCTAGATGCACAAAGCTCTGCTTGTTCTTCGTACTTTTCGCCAGATGCATACAATACTATTCCTCGCATAAGCACCTCTCCAAACTAAACTTATTCATAACATGAACATTCATTTTTTTAGTTCTACAAGCAGTAAATTTTCTTGGGTATGTAGGATCATTAATTAAAAGTAACATATTCTCGTTATCTATTTCTTTTAATATACCTTTGTCTGTTATATAATACAGTTGTCCTGGCATATTTTTAGCAAAGTCGCCTTTCTTAAATCCGTTAACAATGTGTATTGCAATACTAAAAGCGTAATCGCTTCTATATTTTTTAGATGGCAAAGAATACACATGAGTATAATGTATCCATTCTTCTTTTATATGCTTTAACAAATCAAAATAAATTTTATTTTCATCAGTCTTTCTAAAAAATACAACACTTGCCCAGTAAAAGTCTGGACCTATTTCTCCTAATTTTTCATATTGATAAGGCCAATGATTCTCTGATAGATTTATACAGTCTTTGTATATCATAAAATTGTGTGGTTGGTCAAAACATATATTCCAATCACTATTACAAATTACAATATCAGTATCAACTAGTATAGTTTCATCGTATGGCGTTAGATCGTAAGCAAGAGGTCTTGCTTCATTCTTCCAATGTGCTTTTTTAAATCCGTAATCGCCGTCATACATTTCTCGTTGATTGCTAATTCCAAAAGATTCTTCGTCTGTATAAATTATATTTTCAAATACAGATAGATTACATGAAGTATTTGCAACAGATGACTTATCTGTAACAACAGTAGTAGGTAAATCTAAGTATTTTAATGCACGTTCTGCTAATTGCTGTGCCTGTAACAAATAATCAAATTCACTATTGTTTGATGCAAGTGTTAAGATACCCTTACTCATGCTCTACAAGTTTCTCCACAGATCTATTTTTCCTTAGAGCATCATATTCTGTAAAATATGTTGCAGTTGCATTATTGTACTTGTCAGTAATAACTTCTAGGAAATTTGATAACGGAGATACTTGTATAGGATTTTGATTATCGTCTATTAAAATAGTTTCTACAGTGCTTTGATCGCAAAGATCTTTAACATACACAATAAGAGATCTATCAATAGTAAACTGCCCACCATTAAAGTAGTAAGTGGTGTCGTTTTTAAATTTTTCTTTTAAAATTCTACGTTGGTTGTTTAACGTTGCCATGTAGTTTGAGAAATGCAACGCCATTTTTAATCTGTTATCCATACAAAACTCCTAGTTTGTATATTATATAACAAATTTAATGGTTTGTCAAGTGTTATTCGAACGTATTTACACGAAGAATTGATGGTGCAGTAACATCTACTGAATTAATTGAGCGTCTATATCCAAAATTAAAGTCAATATCAATTGTTACTGGTTCTACAACACCGCCGTCTACACCGCCTTTTGCTCCAAAGTCTGCATCTGTTTCTGGACCATCGTCATGTAAAAGGACTTTAAATCTTAAAATAGCCGGATCAGTGTTACTACCAGCGTCTTGAACTCTAGCCTGTACCGACCAATAACTATCTGAGTAGTCACCAGCAGCGGCTGTTCTTCTAATAATTGTTTGATATACAGAACTTAATGTATCGTTGCCAATTTCGCCATCTGGTTTATCAAGGTTTGTGCTTTGTCCGTCGTAAGTAGTATAGTTAAATCCCATTCTAATTACACCCGGAGTGGTAATCATGCTTTGCCAGCCTAAGTTTCTTTCATAACTAGCATCACCAACAACACCAAGAGTTGCAGCATCAACGGCTCCTTGTATTGTTATTTGTCCGCCTGAATTAAAAAAGTAACGTCTTTCATTTGCGTTTGCAAATGTTACTGTAAATTCAGAATCAACATCACCATTAAAGGATGTATCTCTAAAATCTGTTTCTGCGGCTAAATCAGTATCAGTTTGACCAGCGCCAACTGTAGTACGTCCTGCTTCTAATAGTGCCATTACAGTTGAGAAGTCGTTAATGCCACCTTTATTATCTAAATTGTCAATAGTATACGAACCGTCTGTTGCATATGTAACACCAGAACCAGTAGCATCTGCTCCAATTACATCAGTTGCATCGATATATGCTAAAAGTGTGTCTAGTGCAGCACCAGATGTTCCGTTTTGGTGTATCCAAGCTGTTTCCATGTCATCATACAACGCTCTAAGTTGTGTATGGGTTACAGTATCTCCTGGTGTACTTGCACCCGGACCTGAAACTTGGCTGCTTCCTACTGATTGACCATATCCAAAATTGTCTGTAACTTGACCATTACCTAAAATTTGAGAGATTTTACTTTGTAAATTGTTATAGTCCGTTGCTTGTATTGTATCACCCACAGATGGCATAATGTCTGTTCCTTATTAACTACGTATATTTATACCTTTAGTACGCACTCGATTAATTTTTCTTCATCGTCGGTGCTAGATTCTAAAGCCACTCCAACTAATGCCATCGATGCAATAGTTGTACAAACTCCGCCTTCCCATGCATATACTGCTTGACCTTTTGATACTGGACCTTTTACTCTTACAGGAACACGCCCTTTAAGTGCAATGGCCTGGCCTTCACTTTCTTCATTCATTAGCAATGCCGGTGCTTCGGAAATAACTCCAATACAAAGATCGCTTGTTTTTGCAGCTCTTGTTTCTTCGTTTCCACCAACTGCCATAGCAGTTCCAACTGCATAATGATTGTCTGTAGTATATTTTTCTGCAAGGTCTGCATAACGAGCTGTTAGTGCTGTACCTCTAAATAAATTTGCTCTTAAATCGCCGCTACCATCTCTAACTGCAACAGTGTTTGCTGTTGCTAAAGTAGCACCAAGTCTATTATTTCCATCAACTACAAGTGCAGTTGCTTTTTCTGCTAATCCTGTAAAGTTATCTGCAAACACTTCACTAAACGGTGCTGTTGATGATCCAATACTAACTGTTTCTAAAACATAATTGTTCTCATCTGATTCTTCTACATCTGTTACACCTGGTAACATTGCAGTAGGAGTAATTCTAATAGAGTTCTTTGCTTGTGCATCAACTGGCTTAGCCATTAAAAATATAGTATTACCAATTTCGTTTGATAGTGCTATTTTATTATCTGTATTGTTTGGTACATAAATTTTAAAATCGTTTGAATCACCAATAGCAACACCAGCATCTGCAAATTCTGCAATTTCAGTAAACACTGTTGGTGCGCCTGGATTGGAAACAACAACATCATCAACTGAAATTCTATTACCTGCAGAGTCAACTAGTGATAAAGACCCAGATGCTGTTCCCCAAAATATATGTTCACTTGATGTAACTCCGCCTGTTGCTGCTTGAGTGTTAACCATTGTAACACCTTTCTTAACAACATCAAAGCCAGGAATAACGTTTTCTGCATCAGTAGTATCAATAGTAAATGTGTCATTAGAAATAATGTGTACAACAACATCGTTTACAACAGAAGTAATTACAGGATGTACAAAACCGTTTGTATCTCTAACAGAACGTGATTGCATCTGCGTAACACCTTCACCTGCATCTTGCGGACCAATTAGAATAAAGTCAGTTCCGTTATATGCGTAAAGTTGTTCGTTTGCTGTATCCCACCAAAAGTCGCCTTCTGTTAAACCTGTCGGAGTGCTACCTGTAGTTTCAGCACCGCCTGTTGTACGCCATCTGCTGCCATCGTAAAATTTTAGTTTGCTTTCGTTTGAATCAAACCATACTTGACCGCTAATTGCTCTTGGTGGAGGGTTTGCACCCGCAAAATTTTCTAACAAGAACAAAAAGTTCTCGTTGTGTATTTCTCCGTATCCTGCGTAGTTTTTACCAACAAAGTTTAGATCAGTTGACTGATCGATTGTACCGTCTTCAACTACTGTTAAGAGTGTTTTGTTGTATCTATCTATTTGATATGACATTTTTCCTATTCCTTAATGTATTTAGCATTATTGCAGTAGCATCAAACATGCCCAATTTTTATCGGTAGTTGACGTTTTAATCTCATGTAAGTTTTTTAAACTAAATTTGATCCCTTCGCCGGTTGAAATTCTAGCCTCATTTCCAGCTACCCAAATATTATTACTATCAGATAAACTGTATGCAATTACAGTTCCTGCAACTGGTGCATCAACCCATGCGTTTTGTTCATCTAAAAATCCTGTATTTGCAGGTAAGTGTAAAAACCATCCTATAAGTGCTTTATCAATATCATCTTGATTAAAGCATTCTTTGAAAGAATTACGTGTTGCTCTATCCCAAGTTTTCCATTTAGAGAACGAATAGACGCTCAACTTGTTAGCACCATTAGTGCCAAGTCGTATTCTATTGCTTACAAAATCTATGTTACTTTGTAAGTTTTTTAATGTAGCAATTTTATCTGCTTCTAGATTTCCTATTCTTTCAATCATGTCTTTCACTCATACAAATATATTAAAGTATATCTTAACTTCTTTACTTCCGGCACTGAATGTGTAGGTCCTATTCCGTTAATACATACTCCCTGTCCTGTAACATCTTCAACAAATTTATCTTCATCGTCGATGTACAAACCATCGCCTTGTTCTTGTAGAGATATTACAAGGTTTTTTCTGTAATAATCTCTATCCTTGTGCTTTCCTAAATAATCTCCTTGCTTATACCTATTTATTGCTATTTCAGCAAGTCTATAGTTTTCAAATTTAGGAGCAATATCTTTTAGAAACTCTTTAGTTTCTTTAGACATTTGCTTATGCCCACAAAAATCATATTTACAACTAGCACCGTCGATTGCTCTTCCCGGTGCCATTCTATCTCTATGAAACCACCTAGGTTCTTCTATAGATTCTGCTAGAGAACGCACTTGTAGTGCTATATCCTTTTCTAATATTTTAGATATCTCTAGTGTCTGTTCCATATTCTTGAATTGCGCCTTCGTATTTCTCATTAATTGCAGCATCCGCTTCTTCAGTTGTCATATAACGGAATTCAGGATTGTCTGCATAAAACTGTTTTCTTAATTTGTTAACTCTACGTGCTTCTGCAATAAAGTCATTCATTTCTTTTAAATCTTCACATTCAATAGCATTTGCGTCAGCAACTTTTTCTAATACATTACCTAAAATAGATAATTGTATTTCTAACGGATATTCATCTGTTATTCTAACACGAGCCATTTCATTTAGACTATCTTCTGTAATTAAAGGATTATCATAAACATTATAAATTGTATAATTGTCATATGTTCCGTCAACATCTTCGTTATCAAAGTCTATTTCAATTTCTCTGTAAAGATATAAATCGTGATTTAGTAACGATTGATCTTCAACCATACCCAACACTGTAGTAAACTTATTATTAAGTTTGTTAAATTGTGCTAGTGCCGGTTGTCTGTTTAATTCTGTCATTGTTTAATCCCCAATCGTTAGCCAACTGCCATTACTTTGTTTTTGTACTGTTTGCTTATATCTGTCATAAACTGTTGCATTACCACCGTTACCGTTTCTTGGTGCATTGTAAACACGTTCATTCCAAAACGCAACTTTTGTTCCTGTTGGGAACGATGAATAAGTTGACTGAACATTTGCAAGAGTTGTTGCACCTGCCCAGTAAATATCACTTTGTGCAAAAATAGCATCTACATAACCTTTTGTTGCTGCATGGTTAATTTGAGTTGGAGAAGCATGTAGTGTTAAGTACCCACTTAGTGTTCCGCCTGCTATTTTTAAAAACGAATCATGATGGAACCCATCTAATTTATCTGCATTATCTGCTTGAAATGCACTGTCTGCTCTACCAGCAGTAACAGCCTTTCCGTTAACACGTAAAAAGTCTGTTGAATCTAATCCATCTAGTTGACCTGAATTTGTAGCATAATCTGCTAGTGCAGAATCAACTGCTTTACCATTAACAAGTAAAAAGTCTGTTGCTTGTAACCCATCTAGTGTATCAGCATCTAGTCCTGTGCCAGCACCCTGATTACCTTCGTGCCATACAGTGTTTCCTCTATATGTTAATCCATTAGCAACGTCATTGTTTACAAGTTTCATTAACTCAACAACACTACTACCTGTTGAATTATGTGTCCAACGGAATGCGTTATAGTCATTATTTAAAGTTTGAAACTCTAAACGTGCATCTGTGTCACCAACACCTGCATTATGATATTTGATAGTTGCATTATCTGTATTTGGTGCAAATACTAATCCTTCACCGTTATCACTAAAAGTAACATTACCGGTCATTGTTCCGCCGGAACGTTGTAAGAATGCTGTACTATCTAATCCGTCTAATAACTCTGAGTCAACTGCTTTAGCATTTACTTTTAAGAAGTCACCGTGCTGGTAGCCATCAAGTTTATCTGCATCTAGGCCGCTTCCAGGTCCTTGATTTCCTGCATGCCAAACTGTGTTACCTAAGTAAGTTAATCCTAGTTGTACTGCACCTGGATTAATTTTTAATGTTGTTGCGGTTCCTGCTTTAAAAACTGTTTCGTCAGTTGATCTAGTTTTAATTTCTAACTTGGCGTCAGCATCAAAACCTTTAATTGTTTGGTCACCACCGACCCAATTAACGCCTGTTGCTTCGTTATTAAATGTAAATTCGCCTGTTAACGCTGTGCTTACATCACTGCGTAAAAACTGTGTACTATCTAAATCATCTAATTTTTCTGCATTAGATGCTGTACCCCAGTATCTATGAGCAGAACTTGTTACGCCCGATGCACTTGCACTGTTTATTAGTGTTGTTCCTGAACGTATATCTGAATATCCTGTTATAGGATTAATAGCATTATCAAGAGTAAACGTATCTGTACTAATAATAAAAATTACATCGTTGTTACTGTATGCTTGAATAATAGAATGTGTATTTCCTACAGTATCAACAACTTCAGCACTAACCATTTTTGTAATGCCTGTGCCAGCTTTTTCAGGACCAATTAATTCATGAGATGTACCGTTGTAAGCATATAACTGTCCTTTGTCAGTATCCCACCAAAAATCGCCTAAAACTTGACCTGACGGCTCAGTTGTGTTAGTAGTTGTTACTCCTAACTTTCTCCATGTAGTTCCGTCAAATACTCTAATTTTTTTAGATGTAGTATCGTACCAAAGTTGTCCGCTTAGTGCTTTAGTTGGTGCGTTTCCGCCACTAAAATTTTCAAGCAAATAAAGGAAGTTTTCGTTTTGTATTTCACCATAGCCGGCATAGTTTTTTCCCACCAACTGTATGTCAGTAGTTCTATCAACTGTGCCCTCTTCTACAGTTGTTAAAATCGATCTATCGTATCTGTTTATAGTATATGCCATGTGCTAACCTTGTGTCCTATATGGTATTTATCGCAATTTTGACATTACACTGTACTTACCCAAGCCCAAGCCCCGCCTTGTACTTCAAATGTCATAACTGTTCGTGTCGGTGTAAAGTTTGCAGTACCACTTACTGGATCAAAGTTCACGTCTTGAACTACTGATTCTGCACTTGAATCTTCTGCAATTACACTTAAATAACTCTTGTTCATTGCTCCTTGTACGTCAATTCCTGTAACAGATACGTTACTATATGACACTGTTGCAATTTTTGCTAGTGTTCCGTTTTGTTTTGCTGCTGCTGGCGAAATACTTTCTAGTACTGCCTTAACATCATCATACGGGTTACCAGCCGACGGTAATACAAATCCAGTAGCATCCATTGTTAATACAACAGGCTCTGAACTTAGTTGTATATCAACGTATTCTTTTGTTGCTGCATCTTGCGGATTAACTGGATCAGTAACGTCTGTAATTCTACTATTACTAACTGTAATATTACCTGCAGGGTTAATAATTAAACCTGTTCCTACAGTTGAAATAGTGTTGCCATCAATGCTTACATTGTCTACGTTTAACTGTACAAGTGTACCAATACTGCTTAGTCCATTTGCTGTAGCAACTGTTGGACCTAATTCTGTTCTGCTTAAAACTAGCTGATCATTAATTCTAAATTCTTTACCAAGTGGTAAATTAACATTTTCGCTAATGTCTAGTGACGATTGTGTATTATCCCAAATAATTGATTTATCGCTATCGGTTGACTTTAAAATAAGTCCTGCGCCATCAAGCCCTGCATCGTCGCTTGCTGTTACACCGCCCGATATGTTTAATTCAATGTTTTTATCTTCAACTTGAATATTTGCAACATTAACATATGTAGCATTACCGTTAACAGTTAAATCACCATCAATAACAGCACTTCCTGTAGCGTGTAATGTTCCAGTAATGTCAAGCGTATACTGAGGATTTGTTTGATATATACCTAATCTACTGTACTGAGCATTAACAAATAAAGGTGTAGTAAACTGGTTACCAGTTCTTGTTCTAAGTTGTATATTAGTATTACTTTGTTGTGTTTCTAATGTTGTAGTACTACCTACAATTTTTAAAACACCGTACTCAGTATCGCCAATACCTACACTTAAACCTGCGCTGTTCTTAATTCTTATGCTACCTGTAGTAACACCATTAGCGCCAGTTGGTAAAAAGTCTGCACTAGTAAATGAGTTGCCGTCGGCGTCTACAAGAGATCTTGCATCTGCTGCTGTTCCTTGATACCAAAAAGCATCATCTACAAAATTAAAACCTTTTTTGATTAATTGTCTTGCTGGAAATACAACATCATTTGGATCATCTGGATAACCTGGAATTTTATTGTCGCCGCTTAAACGAAATTCTTCTTTAGTAATAATACCAAATAATGTTCCGCCCATCCATATCTTAAGAATAACACGCTCACGTGCTGAAATATCAATTACTGATGCAACTTCAAAACCTGTTTGTCCTTGCCCTGCATCGTAGTCTGGACCAACTAATACTAAATCTGTACCATCAAAGAAGTACATTTTGTTATTTTCGTTATCAATCCAAATATCACCAGCAACCATACTTGGTTGTGAATTACTTACAATAGGTCCGCCGGCGGTTCTAAATGAATTGCCGTCATATAATTTTAATCTTTGATCGCTAGTATCATACCAAAGTTGTCCAACTAGAGGATTACCTGGGGCAGCGGTATTAGCAAAGTTCTCAACCATCTTAATAAAGTTTTCGTTGACACTTTCGCCAAAGCCCTTGTAGTTTCTTCCAACTAACGTAATATCGGTTGTAGTAGTATCTATCTGGCCGTCTGCTAATTCGACTAGTAGTTCGCCGTCAGTTTTGTTTAACTTGTAACTCATTAGGTTATCGTCCTCCCAGTATAGATAATGTAATTAAGTGTTAGTGTTGGGTTCATTGCATTAATAGGTTGTCCTACATCGTCTTCACTAATAATAGCACCACTATTTGGAAGTGCTTGTCCGTTACCTAACCCTGTTGGAGCATCATATACAATCGCTTCGTTATCTCTAGGTGTACCACTAACGTCACGTATTGCAAAGTACTGGTCACCGGAGTCACCACTTAAATTGTGCTTGTGCTCTGGTAAATTTTCTACATTAATAGTTTTTGTTTCCGAACCGCCAATTTGTCCAATACCGTCTGCGTAGTCTGCTGTTACAGTATTTGCACTTAGGCCGCCAATGTTATCTGCACCTAGTGGCAATCTGCCTCTCATATCAGGTACTTTAAAGAATCCACTTGTTACTGTAGTTCTTGCACCAAATGCGTAACCAATTGCTTGGAATAAAACTGTGTATTCTGAAATTCTGTATTCTGAACCATCACATAACAACCAACCAGTTGGTGCAGAAGTACCTGCATATGGAAGTAACACACCTGGTGGGTTTACCGGAACAGCACTTAACAACGTTCTTCTTGAAGTTCTGTATAGTCCTTGGTTACCTGTAGTTCTGTTAATTAAAATTTCATCATCAATTTGTGTAACGTTTGTAAGTTCTTTTGAAGAAATAATTGCGTTACTAATTTCTGTATTAAATATTTTTAGTGTGCCGCCAGTTTGTCCGTCAAATACAACGTCATCTGCTGTTACGTCACCACTAATTCTAAATGTACTACCTGATGTTAGTTTGTTAGCACTACCAGCAACGCCCGAAACTGTACCGTTTACGTTACCAGTCAAGTTACCGACAAACGTAGTAGCATAAATGTTTTGCCATTTAGATGCTGCTGCACCTAAATCTCTTGTGTTGTTACCATCTGGAATAGTGTTTGCTAGTGTAGTAACGTCATTTACTTGTAACTCTCCGCCAATATTAACACTTTTTGCAACGCCAACGCCGCCTTTAGTTATTAAACTACCTGTGCTAATTGTAGAGCTTTCTGTAGTACCATTAATAAACAATGAAGAATTAGTTTGTATATTACCTACAACATCTAATGCTTCGTCTGGTGCTTGCGTGTTTACACCAATACGTTGTGAAGCATCAACTCTTAATACTGTTCTAGTTCTACCTTGGCTTCTAGTTCTTAAGTCAATGTTTGAACCTTCAATGTTTTGTTGAATAATACCTGCCTGACCTTCAACTGCAACGTTTAGTGCAGCGTCAGTACCAATAGTAACACCTGTATTGTTTTGTACGTTTAAAGGAAATAGTGTTGTACTAGTGACATCACTTCTTAAGAAGTTACCTGCTGGAACTGTTGCATTGTTTACTACAAGATTTTCTGCTTTTTCAGCAGTACCGTAATATTTTGCAACGCCGTTGCCAGTAATATTTCTTGTACTTAGATTAAAGCCAGGTTTTAAGCCAGCTTCAAAACCAGGAATAGTAGTTTTAGGACTAAATGCACTTGTGCTAATTAGTGCAACTGGTTGAGCATTTACTTCAACTTGTACTACAGTGTATTCTGCATTGTCTGTACCAGTAACATTTAATGGTGTAACACCTGTTGAAAGACCATCGCTAAACGTAGGTCCAACTAATACCCAACCTGAACCTGAGTTTAAGTAAAGTTGTTGGTTGTCTGTGTCAACCCAAAGGTCGCCTCGTTGAGAACTTGTTACATTTGGTTCTGATGCTCCCTTATTAAGTCCACCTGCTGGCACCCATTGAGTACCGTCATATACTTTAAGTTGCTCTCCACTTGGTGTAGTATCGTACCAAAGCTGACCTTCAGTAGGTCTTGCTGGCTCTGTAGCACTTGCAAAGTTTTCTAATAAGTGTAAAAGGTTAGTTGCTACAATTTTACCGTATGAAGTAGTATTTCTTCCTGGAAACTGTAGTGTAGTTTCCGTATTAATTGTATTATCTTCAACAGTAATTGTACCGTTGTTTGCTTGGTCTGTGTAAGGAATAGTATATGCCATTTATTACACCTCGTTAAAGCCTGAAAGTGATTGCACTCGCACAGTATAATCAATTTGTATCAGTCTGTTTAAACTCTTTTGTACAGGATGGAAGATAACATGTGTAAGTAAACGTCCTGTACCAGTAGCTGAATAAGCTCTTAATCCTAACTCGTCGAAGATATACGAACTATTTTCATCTGTGGCAGTATCAAATGCATCTTGTCCGTTTGGTTCTCCGTAATCTAGTAAACAAGTAACTAATATGTCTGTATAATTAGTACCACTTACGTGTCTTGTTTCAATTTTGTTACGTACTGGATCTACGTTATTAACACTTCTATCGTCAATCACTTTGCTGTAAGTTTGATTGTACAAACTTGCATTAGTACCTGTACTGTTTGGCGTCAAATATGTAATGATACCAGTAGGATCAACTGACGTACCGCCGTTGCCTAGGCTCATTTCATATATCCATCCAGTGCCGCCATTACCGATACTTTCAGCTAATGAAATACTCATATTTTCGTAGTGTATTGCATTGCGCTTATTAACTAACACTTCCCCAGTTTCAGGGTTATGTATTTTAATATGCCCTTGCAACAATACACCGCTTTGATCTTTTAAGTTATCTGCCATTTTTTTGTTTCCTATACACTATTTATCGTGGTAACTCAGTTGTCTTCGCTTGTAAGAACTTAGCAATGTCATTTTCTGATTTAGATAACGCAATGCCCGGTTCTGACCATAAAGTACCAATCCTTTTAACGATTGTTACCTGTGTTCCAGCCGGTGGAGGCGATGTTAAACGTACATACGCACCCACGTTTTTGTTTACTGCAAACTCTGCTTCTACTGTAATGTCGCCTTCTGGACTATCTTGCGCATCGTAATTGTAAACACTTATTGGTGATTTACGCAATCTACGTCCTGCAACAAATACTTCAATGTCTTGTGCTTCCCAATACTCTAATGGAATACTTGTAAAGTCTAATACTGTGCCCGTTCCTGCTGGAATGCTTGTAGCAATAAACTCTGTTCCAATAGCATTGTTTGGTGAACCATAATTTGTAAATGTTGTTGTGCCCTGAGAAGCAATAACATAGCCTCTACCCGGAACAATTTCACTTACTGGTATCTCTGCTTGCTCTTTATACCATCCTGTTGCAGTTCTTGGGTTTGGTATTGGAGCATACGGTAATAAAATTTGTACATAAATCACTGCGCCTGGTACAACAACACTAGTTTGCGCTCTATCAATTGGTACTGATGTTGCAGGATTTACAACTACTAGGTCATAAGCACCTACAGGCAACAACGGAGTAATAAACAATACTTCTGTATCACTTACGTATGTACTGCTGTTATAAACAACATTCATTATGCCGTTACCTGGTGTTAATACTTCTGCTGTTCCGCCTTGTGTTGTACTTACTGCAATAGCAACTTCGTTTGCTGCTGCACTACTATCGAGTGTTGATGCTTTTACTACATCAACTACATAGTAATCTGTATCAGGTAGTAATCCACCAAATGGAGTTCCTGTAAATCTTATAACTTTGCCATCAATTAGAGTTTTGTTCCAACTATTTGGTTGGAAGTAAAACGGTGGTTTTACTCTAATATAAGAACTTGTTAAAATATCATTTGCTGGTAAAGTTACTGTTGGTTCGGTATCTCCTACAAGAACGTTAACATTAGTTTCAAATTCTGTACCAATAATAGTTGTCAACTGTCCGCCTAATGGGAAAGCAGTGTTATTGTTAAAGTCGTATGTAAACTTATCTACTGTAACGCCTGCGCTATCCTCATATATAGTTGATGCTATACTGTAACCACTACTTGTAACCGTGACAGTTTCTTCTTCGTCTTTGTACGGAACAGTTGTATCAACATTACCAGAAACAAAAGTTGTTCCTGCTTCGTATGAGGTTTTAATACTAGTTCCTAATGTTCCTCTGCGGAGTTGTTTTAATTCATTGCCGTCTTTAACAAAGTATTCAATACGTTCTCCGTTGATGAATATAACACCTGGATATTTTGCATCAAATGCTGGGCTAGGCAAATTAGTTGCATCTACAACTTTAATAATTTTATCGTAATACAATAATTCTTCAGCAAGTTCATAACTTTCTTCTAGACGCTTGTAATGTGTTCTGTTTAGAATGTCTTTAAATTGTCTCCAACCAAACTGATCTACAACAACACCGTTTGCAAAATGTATAAGTTCAATTACATCATCTTCAGCAGGTTGTTGAAGTAATTTCACAGTTAGTTTGTTGGTTGTTAACGAGTAATCAACACTAGGCATTAACAGTTGTCCATTTTGTATTACCCAAACAAACTCTGCAGATAACGCAGGTGATCTTAAATCAAACAGTCCACGCTGCCATCTTCTAAATGCATAGTAATCTTCGGTGCCTACTTCTAATTCTGTTTTTTCAGTAACTTGTATTTTTTGACGTTCAATGCCCTGACTATCATGATTACTAAACTGATACACTGTAATAATATCGTTATCATTGTAAGCAGAAGTTAGATATATTGTTCCAGGTGTTCTTTGGAAATCATTATTATTATCATAGTAACCTAAATTGTATTCTGCATCACTAATGATGTAAACTTCAAGTTTATCACCCGCTTCGCCAATACCTAATTCAAGTGTAACTGTACTACCTGCTTGACCCGATGGCGGCAATGTGCTATCATATGCACTTGCACCTTCAAATGTCCATTCTTGCAAGTAAGTTAATCTTCTTCCATTCAGATAAACTTCAACATCATATGCGTTAACACTTGCAATAGGTACCTGAGTTAAGTCTAACTGATATTGTCTAGTAGATGTTACATCAAATGTTTCATTGTAACCAGCATGTAATACTTTGTCATTAACTTTAACAAGCATATTTGTTCTTAATGGTTCTTGCTCAAAAGGTGCTTGACTTAGTGCAAAGTTTGTAGTACTACCATCTGCTACAATAGAATCAATAGTAACTTGACTATATCCTACATTTGTTAGTCCTTCTTCTGCAATAAGAACTTTAATGTTTGCATCTGTAAACGGAGGTGACGGTAATTTAACAATAAAGTTACCTGGATATGCATACGTTTCGTCTGCTTCTAGTAAAGATACATTTACTACCTTACCGTTCACTGTAACAAATGCTTCTGCACTATCTTGGTATCTTGCATTTGAAAGGAATTCAACTGTAGTGCCGTCGCCAGTATATGTGTCAATATCTAATATATTTGAAGCACTCATCCCTACTGAAATAATGTTTATTCTTTGTCCTAAGGTTGGTGCGGTATCAAATGTAACTGTTTCACTGTTATAGTCAATTACATAATCATCACTTGTTAAAATAGTTGATCCCACTTTAACAAATAAGTTTTCTTTCTTAATTGGAGAAGCACCAATACTATAAGTTCTTGTTGCACCATTGCCAATATAGTTTCTTGATTCTATTTGTGAAGATCCTACAGTAGGTCTTTCGTAAACTGTAATATCAAGAGTGTCAAGGACTTGTCCTGGTACAACTTCTTCTGGACCTTTTGATGTAGTATGTGTTACAAATCCGTCACCGTCTACAGTAATATCTTCTGATCTTAAACCTGTAGCAGTTTGATATTGTAAATTGCCGCCTTCTAGTGCAGTATCATATACATCAGGATCAGGAAGGAATGCACCGTCTGAAGTAATTTTTCTAATAATAAATGTGTCGCCATCATTACCAGTAATATCATAGTCATTAATGTTAATAGTTGTTTGTACGCCATCGCCTACAATAGGTAACATTAATGCATTGTCGTTTGTTTGATCCGGTGTTCCGTAATTAGGATCGTCAATTCGTACTCCGTTTTTATAAACGTTATAAGTGATTCCATCTTCTAATGGCTTAGGTTCTCCTAAACTATCTATTAAGTTAAATTCATTAGTTGATCCGTCAAGTGTTACAACATAATCTTCATATGTTGTATCAAATACGTCCCAGGCATCGTCCATCCAGTTTCCAGTGTCCCAACCATTTTGTCCACCAAACTCAAATCCTCTAACTTGTACGCCGCCATAGTCAACACCATCCATTAACTGACCTAGTGTTTTACCAAACTGCTCTGTTGTAGGTGCATACGCAAGATTAATTCTATCCTGTGCATTTAATAATGCAATATCTTTTGAATATTCTACAACAATGTTAGTTCCGCTTATTGGAGAATCAGTAAATGTAATTCTACCATAATATCTATCATATCCCTTTGTTTGATCAAGAACATTTTCGTATGTGTAGTTTCCGCCAAGTACTTCATCACCGTCAACATAAACTGTAACTTTGTCAGTTCTTAAGTTCATTGGCCATAACAAATTAAACACGTTTTTATTACCGGTGCCTGCAAATTCTTCAGTCGTTGCAAGATCAATAAATTCGTATGTTCCAGATACTCTGTCAAACTTAATTGCAGTTGTTAATGTTCTAACAACAGTATTGTTAATAACTGCATTTGCCTTTACTTCAGATCCTCCAGCAGTGATACTGCCGTTAAAACTAATTCTCGGTGCCGACAAATATCCTGACCCTGGATTAGTTACTGTTATACTAGTAACTTTACCGCCTGTACCAATAGATGCTACTGCTTTAGCACCTGATCCACCGCCACCGCTAATAATTACTTGAGGTGCATTAGTGTATCCTGAACCGGCGTCTGCGATGTTAATATGAGAAACTTCAAACCCTGCATTGTCTGCCCAGTTTTTATAAGGATAAACATCAATATTTGCATCAGTATTAACTAACTGACTATCAATTACTTTAATACGTTGCGGAGTTATTTCGTCTGAGTTTTCAATATATCTAGGAGGTAAATCAAAGTCCGAAATCATTGACTGAGAATTATCAGTATTTTCATAACTACTTAAATATTCTCTAATTTTAGACTTGTAAGGTTTAACTTCTTTAATATATTCCTCATATGACGGTAAGTTATCATTTTGGAAATTAAGTTTCTGTGTTAATTCGCCAACATTGTGTTTTGCTTTTATAAACGATGTTTTAAATGCCCAGTCTACATAACTTTGTTCTGCAAACACATAACGTAAACTTGCAAAGAACAACTTATTATATTCAACTGCTAAGTCATCTGTAAATAACTTATCTCTAATTGTTTCTAATACAATTCGTGATTCAGTGCTAGGAATACCGTCAAACTGTTTAATATCAAAACTTGTAGTATCGTAACCTACAAGATTTTTTGTAGGATCGTACAATGCTTCTGCAATTTGTATTGTACCATTTTGTCTACCAATAGTTTTGTAATTTACAGTATAATCAACACCAGTTTGTGTATCAATTTTTTCTAGTAATAGCCAACCGCCAGAACCAACGTTATTGATTTTTACAACGTCACCGTATGCATTATCAAGTCCTTCAAGTTCGTATGAATAATCAATTACTTGATCAATTTGTGTAAATTGACTGTAACCTTCTTCCCACCAATCTTGATAATACCAATAATTGTTTACATTATAACTTTGGCTTCCAACTCTTACCCAAGTGCTGTTTACAACATCTCTTTCATATAGCGACCATCTGTCAGCAATAGTTTCGTCTGCTATTACAAGAACAGTATATTTTCTTACTGTTAGTCTTGTATTACTATCATAATACTTGCCGCCTTTAGTAACAGTTACATTAGTAATTCTACCTTGTGCATCTATTTCTGTTTTAACTTCTGCATCTTTACCTGCACCAAAAATTTCAACTGTAGGAGGTCTTAAATAACCTCTACCAGTATCAGTAATATCAACTCGAGTAATTACACCGTCAGTAATAACTGGAGTTAAAACTGCTTGTCTTGCTTTTGCAACACCAACAAATTGTAAATCACTATACCTATCAACAGTTCTATCGTATACATTTGATGTTAGTAATGGCTGTGCCTCTTTCTTTGTTAGATTTGATATATCCTTTTCGTCAACAATTAGTTCAGTTGCTAAAACATTATTAATTCTATCTACAACTTGTTTAAATGCTTCAATTCTATTAACAAACCAACCTTGACGTGGCTTGTTTAAAATACCGTATTTTTCCTTTGCACTAAGTTCTGGTGCAGGCACACTTCTATTTTGTGTGTCAAAACCAATTAAACTATCAAACCATTTTCTTTCAATGTCTGTACTTGGTCTGCTCGAAGCAAGTCCTTCACTAAGAATTTGATATTGATTATGAATATTCTGTGTTTGATTATCAATTGTCCAATACTGCACACTAAATGCAATGTCGTTTCCTTTAACTAAACTATCACAGTTATATAATGCAAACTGTGTAGGACTAATAAATGATACAAATCGATATCCTTGTGCTGCTGGATCTGCAATAAGATCTCTAATGTTTACTGCACTTAAACTTCTTCCTTCAATGCTAGGAACAGTTGATTTGTTTGCAACCCAGAAATAATAGTAAACACTAAATGTTCTTGTTGCTTCGTCATAAACACGTTTAGTAGAATATGCATCGTCACCGTATAATGATGTTCCAGTAATGCCTTGGGCAAGTCCTTTATCTGTACCAGACTTTTCATCCCATTCACTTGGCAAATATTTTGACTCTACCCACTCGTAAATATCAATTGAATTAGTAGTTGAGAATAATTTATTCCAGTTATTTGCACTGTAAATTACAGAATCTTGATAAGGATTAATAAATTTAGCATTTGTTAAATCCCACCATAGTTTACCAACTTGCTCTGACGCCCAGGCATTTGTTACATCTAAATTTTGTCCGCTAGATGCAAATGAATATGTTGCTGGATCGTAATATGTTTTAAACGAAAGTTCTTGTTCTGCTGGTCCAGGGACTTTTCCTTGTAATACATCAACATAATCTAAGTACTGTAATAGTTCATTAGTTTTTGTGTCATACATAATAACACGTTTAATTTTATCAACATCAACAGTTTCTTTACCAACACGTAGTTCATTCCAAATACTGCCTTCAGTTCTACGGAAGTCTACAACAGTACCTTGTCTAGCACCGCTATATTGTAATGACGGTAGGCCTGCATAAATGTGTCCATTATTTAATGTAATATTTCTACCAAAGAATCTTACACCACTATCGTCAAAATCAATAGTTTGTCCATAAACTAGTGTATCACCAAGTCTTTCAAAAATTCTTACATTACCAGAATCTTCGTTAACAGTTCTAAATTTAGTAAACTCACTATCAAATGTAGTTCCGTCGCCAAACTGATCAAATGTTGTTTCAACAAACGCATCACCTTGACGACAACCCACTACTAACGTATTACCATCAAAGTCAATGTCAATACCAAACATTTCTGCACGTTGAGTGTCGGGACTACGTAATTCTTGTGATAGCGTAAATGATCCGCTAACTTGTTTGTAAATATAAACTTTACCTGTGTCTGTACCTAAGGCATCATTGTACGGTTCTGATACAGCAATAAGAGTACCGTCTGGACTAATACTTACTTTATCTCCAAAACCATTTATATTATCAGGTGCTTGTATTTCTTGCGACTTATAATAAAGTCCGTTTAAGTTTCTATATACAACTACTAAATTTGGTTGTGTATCGTTAACTACACTTGCAACAATCACTTCGCCGTTAGCACTTATATCAAAGCTCTTAGCAAATTCAAGCATATCAGTTTGATCAAGTAAAGTGTTTCCTGATAACGCTAAACCTGTATCATTAGGAATATAGCCTGTATAATCTCTTGGGTCTTCAATCTCTGTCCAGTTATTAGAATTAAATACTCCAGCACTCATATTAGTAATTGCTTGATACAATCTGTTGTTAAAAAATACAACATCATCTTCGCTATAACTTCTTGTATTATCATAAGCACCTTTGTATTTCTTGTCAGTACTTAATTCCCAACCATACTGATAGTCACCTTCAGTACCGTTGTTTACAATATAAAGTCTACCGTTATTTGTTAATGTGCCATTGCCTTCTTCTTTAATGAATAGTTTGTATAAATCATTAATTTTTGCAAAAGATAATTCTGCACCTAGTTTTGCATTGTCTTGTCTATCTGCAGAACTAAATGCTCCTAATTTTGCAAACTGTCCTACTCCTGTTCTTTGATAAACAGTATAATAACCTTCATTTGTAAGACCGCTTTCAGTTGTTCCAGCAGTAACTGGTAAATTAAACATTGTTTGCCAATCATTATTGGCTTCAGATGGAATATTTGCAGGACGAGCAATACCATCAACTAATTCTTCTTGGTATACAAAGTATTCGCCTTCTAAAATTGTTTGTTCATCTGTAACAGGAATATCAGCAGATCTTGTTAATACAATCATTTTACCAATGCCAGCTGCTGGTAATTCAAATGCTCGTGACTGTATTTGACCAAAAATACGACTTCCGGAACCTGGATCGTATAACGTATCTCCACTGCCGTCTGCTAAAAATTCAATTTCCCTGTTCTCGCCAAACAACGCACCAGCAGCCCATGTGCCTGATACATTCTTAACGTAAATTCTACCACTACTAATACCAGTTCGTTGATAGTGTGTAACTAATGCAGTACCTCTGTTAGTTACATCTCTAACTTCAATACCTGCTTTAGGTTCAATTGGTACATCATTAAGCGTTTTAGTAATGTCAAAATCAATGTAGCCGTCCCATACATCATAGATAGTATGTTTTTTGTTAATGTCATTTAGGTTTAGACCAATATCTTCAGGATTGTCAAATGGCAATTGATCAAGTGGTCTGTAAAAATCAATATCGTAAATTAAATCAGTTGGATCTTCTGTAGAAGTATCAAATTGCAAGAATGATGTTGCACTTTGATGTCTTGCTGTTACTTCCCAATAAATGTTATCATATTCAGCAGTAACATATCTTACAATGTCACCTGCTCTATAAACAGTGTTTGGTTCCCATTCAGATAATTCCCACTGTGGCATTGGATTGTAAAATACATTAACAGTTGAATTATTAGTATTACCAGCAGCAACTACATTTAATACATCGCTTAATCCTTTTGGAACTCTTAGTACAAACTGATTTGATAGTTGTTCTCCAATGACGCCACCTGGTCCAGGTTGGCCGTCATATGATAATTTTGTAAGTTCACTAAACAATTTGTTATTACTGTAAACTGCGTTTGTTGCGATTGCCTCAGACGGTTTAGTATCAAAAATTGAATACCAATCTCTATTAGGATCTGCTGTTCCATTAGGAACAATGTCAACATATGCTAAACCGCGGCCTTCGTCAGAGTTAATTGTTCCTACATTGTAAGTGGTTCCTAAATCTAATTTCCAGTAACCACCCCAGAATGCTTCTGAATTGTTAACAGTTTCTGCAGGAGCAACAGTTGTGTATTCACCAACAAACTCACCAATGCTAGTTGTTAAAGATCCGCTTAATCCAAATGTACCGTTTTGTCCTGAGACATAAATTGTTGCAGAGCCTTCAACTTCGTCCTCATATACATACTCAACATTACCAAATCCGCCAACTACTTCAACAACTTGTCCTACAAGGGGCACTGTAGTTGAACTTGGAACATAAAGTATGCTGTCAATTTTTGCAGCAATAGTAAAATTGCCAGTTAGATAATTGTTATTAATTAAACCAATATCTCCCGCAAATGGTTGTACTTCTGTATATTTTGCAACATCTTGGTTTGCATTTGTTATTAGATTCCATTTTAGTCTTAATGTATCACCTACACCCGAACCTTCGTACATGTCTGCAGGTGCTTTAACTACAATATGATCAACGTTGTTAATATTTGTAAATGGATAATTACCAGTTAGTAATACAGGAATCTTCTCATCAAAAGATTCTGTTAATCCTAAAGAAGTTAAAATCTCAGGAACACTATCGTTGCTACCAAATTGAATGTTTGCTTCTGCCCCTTCAATTGCAACTAAGGCTTTCCAAAGATTGTTTTGATATTTTACAATACTACCTTGTGCATAATCTTGTGTAGATACATAGTCACCTAAGAAAGTAGTTCTAACATTTGATGCATTAGGAGATCCTACTGCAAGATATCTTCCGTCAGCACTTAATGCAAGCGAAGATCCAAAACCTTCAAAGTCGTCTGCTTGATTATCATCAGGTTCTATAACATTTGATAATTTAAACTTGCCTGCGCCACCGGCTCTAGTATAAACATATACTTTGCCATCTTCGTCATCTGGTGCACCTACTACTAAAACGTTATTAGCACTATTAGATGCAACAGCAATACCATAACTTGCGGCTTGCTCGCCAATTTCATTTGAAACAACATCGTGTTCTGCAAAAGAAGAAACTTGTTCAATTACTGCCCATCTATCATTTACAGACTTGTCAACCCATAATTTAGTAATTCCTTCTGGAATAGATTGTACTAATGTGTTTGCACTTTCAAGATCTGAAACTCTTACATTAACAAGTTTAGTAATTCTACCACTAATTGATGTATCAGTTGCTTCTGTAGTACGATCAATAGTAACAGTGTTACCTAAAATTTCTGTAACTTTATAAAATCCTTCTGCAAAGTTAGTTTCAGTAACACCAATAATGTCGCCTACAGAAATATCAATATCTGTAGTATTAAGATTTAACTTGCCGCCTTCTTCTACATCTTCAACAATGTAATCAGTTCTTATATGACTGTAAACATTCCAAGTTAATCCGTCATTACCTACCCAAATAGTATCGTTAAAATTACATGTAGAATAATCAATATTTAAAATACTGTCATAAGTTGATACAACAAAATCTACATCATCTCTATTTACAAATCCACTATTCTTTGTATACGTATCTTCTACATACTTTGATGGCCACGGAGCATGATTGTATCCTGCTGGTTTTAAATAAGTCTCAAAAGGTTTAATTCTATAAACTAAATCTGTTTCTTGACCGGTAGTATTATTAACAAGTTCAATTGTTTGTGGCGACAAACGCATGTTTGCTTCGTCAATTAAATATTCAACTTCTTCAAATCCTTCAGAAGCACCATATTGTCCTGCTTTAACTGCCCATTCTTCAAAAAATTCTAAACTATCTTTATCGCTACTACTTAATACATCAAACAATTTGCTTAATGCATTTTTAGTACCTTTGTCTTGAATCATACCTTGGTAGAACTTATACTGACTTACATCGTCATTAATAATGTTAGCAAGATAGTCGCGGTTTTGATAACCAATTAAATGCTGTGCAAATTTTTGTTGTTCTAAATCAAAATTGTCTGTGTCTAAATCGTAAAAGTCAGCAAACTGATTAGTCTTATATTCAAAGTTAGGTATTAACCCCATTGAAGGCTTCTCGTCTAGTCTAACCCAATCTGAATCATTAAATACTTCTACACCTGGAACTTTGTTTCTTGCACTATAATAAAACTCTTTATATTTTACAAGATCGCCAATTGCATAATCTTTCCAAGATTCCCATTCAGTTATTTTTGCATTATCAAAAATAAATCCTGGAATATTTAAACTTCCGTCCCAATCACCTGTTCTATAACCTAATACTTTAATTCTTTCTTGTCTATAACCAGGCTCTTGGTCAAATATAATATCGTTAAACACTGTCTTATTATCAATTAATACAGCATGTTCTTTTTGTACTAATGCCAAACGTACAGCAAAGATTCCGTCTTCAGTATTCTTAGGTCTTAAAATAAATTCTGCTGGATTCTCTCTAGTTAAACTTGCAAACTCTGATTCTAATTTTTTACCGTCTGCTTTAAACAAACTGTAGCCATAGAATGTATCAAATACATCATCTACAACAGCATATTCGCTAATAAATTTTAATTGTGATGCTGCTGGACTTAGTGTAATAACTGCGCCGGCGCCCCAGTTTTGTGTGGTCCAGAACATAAATTCTTTTGCACTGGTCTTCCAATCGCTAACGTATTGTTCATTTGTATCATAATAGTCAAAAACAAATCCTTGATCAACAAGATAATCGCTATAACCTAAAATAAAATCAACTACTTCTTGAATAGTTTCATACACTGTTCCGTAAGGAACTTTTACAGGTGTCTTATCAAATGAAGTTCTAAAAAATGCATCTCTACCACCAGTTAATGGTACGCTAGGAATCTTTGCAAATTTTGTTGAATCAAAGTCTGTTCCGCTAGTATGTGCTTCTGTAACTCTGTAATAACTGTTTTGATATTCAACAATACTATCTTGGGTATATGCCTTTCTTGAATCCCATAATAAAAAGTTTGCTGATATTCCGCCAACGTTTATATAAGGGTCGTTTGTAATTTCATATGGTTTATGATAGTAAAAATATGGACGTTGTCCGTTATAACCTCTAACAACAAAACCGTATTCTTGTTTCTCTACAATAACACCACTATAATCAATAGTTGTTACAGGTGTACTTGTGTTTAAGAATATCTGATAGTTCTCTTCAGGAACAAAAACATTGCCTTGGTTAGTTGGAGTTCTACTGTCAAGAATTAATTTAAATTTATCTTTATTAGTAAATCCTGCAATCTTAAATGCCATTTGGTTATTAATAGATTTTACAGAATCAACATATAAATTATAACTAGTTGATACACTAGATGCCATATAATCATAAATGTAATTTACTAGACCGCTAGTATATGTTCTAGATTTATCTGTAACATTATTTGGAAATACTAAGTTATCTAATCTTAATTGCGTTTGATCATTATACACTAACTGCCCAGCAATATTTCTAGACTGTCTTGATCTATCCCAGGCTGTACCTAATACATAATTAGGCTGATTAATAAACAGCGAAGTAAGTAATGCAAATGGATATTCTGAACTACGTCTCCAAGCATTCTCGACAGGACCATGATCACCGTAGACAAAATTAAAATCAAGTTCAGTAGTATCGTAATTTCTAATATAACCACTAATTACAGGACTTACAAGATTACCGCTTTCGTCCACTGGTAAATGACTTGTTAAAAATGGTCTTAAAAACTGCTCGTTAACTGTTACAGGTTGATCAGGAATTCTAATAATACCACTTTCAATATCTTCCCACATTAACAAGTTGTTGCTAGTGTACGGTGCTTCGCCGTACTGCTCATCCCACCAAGTTGGTTTAATTGTAAAACCTAACATTTCCCATGGATGTGTATGAGGACGATCAGTGTCGTATGCCCATTTGTAAACTGCTCTCCAATATCCAGTTACATTGTTTCCGCTAGGATCTGACATTCCTTGATGGTTGAATGTAAATGTATTTGTTCTTTCATATGCAGGATTAGCAGTGTAATCTTCATCTACTAATTGTAGCCACTGAGCAAAATCACTAAGCATTGTTTCGTCAATTTGCTCTTTAGTTAAAACTGTATTTCTTCCTTCGCTAGGAATAAAATCAAACAAGTTAAACAAATCTGTATCGTAGCGAACTTTAATGTTGTTAAATATTCTCTTCTCTAATTCTAAAATTAAATCATCACGGAAATCTCCAAAAGCAATCATTATGCTTCCGTCGTGTCCTTGTATAACTGTTTGTGGTTCAAGGTACGTGTCATCTACATACATTGTAGGTTCGTATTTTGGATATAAACCTAATTTAGTAGGTGTAGGTGGTACAAAACTTCCATTTGTGGTTTCGTATTCGTAAATTGTAATTGTATCACCACGTTGTTTTGTAGTAGTAATAATTACAAAACCTTGATCATTAAAAGTGTAATCCTTACCGTGTATTAGTTGTACTTCATTTTGATAAACTTGTACTGCTGCATCACTTAATGTTTCAAGTGTAAAAACTTTGCTCAATGCAAAAAATTGATTATCAACGTCTTCAACTGTTACAGAATTAACAACTGATGCTCCTGCAGGTACCATATCACTAAAATAGAATGGCATCTTAGAAGTTTTGTTTTTATTAATTTCTTTTATTATTGCATCAACATGTTTTTTAACAGATCCACTAAATCCTAAATCATGTGCTGTTTGCAAGAAAGTTCTTTTAAACTTACCGTATTCTCTGCGAGAATATTTTAATGATTTTACAAGATTTGATTCCTTGTTTAATAAATGATACATAGCAAGGTTAATTGGACTGCTATGTTTTACAAATCTTTTACCAAACTGAGATATAGGACCTGCATCTCTTAAGTTGCTTATGCCAGGGTATACACCACTAAACATATCAATTTCATCAATAATTGTTCCTACATGATCATTAACTTCACCTAAGGTAAAGTCTTGCATGTCCTTGTTTAATGGGTTTCTTTCTAAACTATTTGCAATTTCATAAAAACCGTTGTCATTTTTTAATGCTGTTGATCTTGTTTTTATAAGAATAACATCATCTAACTCTAGATCAGTAGTAAATGTTATTTCTAAAATATCTTCATTATTTGAAGAAAGTGTATAATCAACACCCTCAAATAATACTTTATTGTTTACAAAAACTTTAACCCATAAGTCATTTAAAAGACCACTGCGATTATATACATCAATAGGATATACTGTTCTTGTATTATCAACAACAAATTGTCTAATTATAACTTGACTACTAAGATTATCTGATTTGATCCAACCGTTAACTGGATTAAAATCTGTTAAACTATTATACTTTCTTAAGTATGCTACAGATGTTGAAATTGATGTTTCTTCGGTATCTAAAACATAATCTACAGAATCAGTTATTAAATTAAAATTAAATGTAACGTCACCAACGTTCTCAATACTTCTATATGATAAAGGAAATCCTAATTCAGTATCGTTTGTTCCTGTACCTGTTTTATACGAGAATAATTTAGTTCCTTTAAAAGAACTTGAATCATAAACAGTTTCGTCGCTTAAACTATAACCGTCTTTATCAAACAAATCAAATAGCGGTGCTTGGTTAACATCTGTTTTATCTTGTGCTAGTTTCCACTTTGTTCCTGTGTAAAATAACATTTTACCTTTATAGGTATCACCGTCTTTACATAACACAGTTTCAAATTGCTGTGGAGCTGAATCTTCAGTTTCTTGTAGTGTTATTTGTCTATCATTTAAAATTGTAATAAACTTAACTTCGTAAATCTTACCGTTTACTAAACTGTCAGGATCTGCTGTAAACAGTACTCGCATACCATTTGTAAGATCAACGCCGTCTACATTATAACCTTTAGATCCTTCAATTGTACTAAACACATCTGTAGTAAAGTCGTCAACTAGATCTACATTTAATTTAACTCTAGTACCAAAGTCAAACAGTTTTAAGTTTGCTTCAAATTCAATAATTGGTCTTGTTGCACGTTGAGATTGATCAAGTTCTGATGGCTGATTGTTAATCGACGCGGATTGTTCAATAACTGATTTATGGAACCATCTATTATACTTTGACCATAAGTTACCGTCTTGACTTGTTCTACTAATTGTAATATAATCTTTTTTAGCAGGATAACCAATAGCCTGTGAATACGGAAGTCTATCAAATCCTTCAGTATCAAATTCAATATCAAAGTCATCTGTAAATGCACTTGCAGCACTTAATTCTTCTTCTGAAATAAGTTGTATTTCATCTCCAACGCCTTCAACATACCAAGAACCAATACCATATTTCTCAGGAGTAACTTCGCCACTAAAAGAAATCTTCATTCCGTTTGATAAATCAAAGCCGCTAGAAGTAGTGTAATCTTTTTTACCTAGTATTTCTTGTTCAACATTAATGCTTGTTGCTTGGTCAATATCGTAAACTCTAATTAAACCACCGGCATTAATATCATTGTTACTAACATAATAAATTGCATCTGGTGTTCCGCCATCTAATGTAACTTCAATGACACCATCTTCTACATCTTGTTGAGATACTTGTGTTTTTAAATTAAAGTTTAAATCTAATTCCCATTTATCAGCATGTGTTTCAAATTCCCAATCAGTAGCAACATCATCTATTGCAGTATAAATTGCTCCTTTGTATTGTACTTGTTCGCCTGCTTTGTAAAAACTTACTGCTCTCCAGTCTGGTGCAACACGTCTTGAAGTTCTAAATGACAATGGTAAGCCAGGAGCGTCTATTTCAAATCTATAAGTAATACCTCTATAAAGAGTAAGTTCTGGATTAGTTGTTAACCCATCTGGTGTAAACACAAATGCTTTATTATCTTGTGCATCACTAGCAGTTACTTTAATAGTACTTTCTACATTAATTGTTTCGCCTGCAACAGGAACACTTTGTGGACCATTTGGTAACCAATAGTATTCTCTAAAATTTACAAACTTATCCCAGTTAATGTGCGGATTCCAAGCATAGTATTCTTGTCTATTAAGAAGGCTGTGATCGTCAACGGAACCGTCAAGGTTTTTAATTTGATTAATATAGTCATTGTATGTTCCAAAATAATTTACATTATTAAGTTCGTCTTTAATAACAGACGCAGGTTCAAACTGATAATCTTCTCTGTCAGTACTAACGTCACCAATATAAAAATCAGATGACTGATAACCTTTAGCAGTTTTACGTCCAAAGTATCCGTTAAGTTTCTCTGCTACACCCGGTTGTATTAATTGATCTAGTGTCGCAGCTAAAAACTTTTTGTTAAACTGCGTTCTAAAATATTTAGGTAGATGCTGAGAACTTTTACGTTTTTGATTACCGCCTGCTGGTAATGGTTGTTCTGTCTGATCGTTGTTAAATGCCATTCTTTGTTATCCTATACACTATCTTACTTACGTATTAGAACTTGTAATTCCTGTATTGCTGACTGCTGTTTCTGTTACTACACTACCGGTTGCTTTTAACCTGCTTGCTGTAACAGCATCAATAATTTCAATGTCGGTAACTTCTGCACCGCTTATAAAAATTTCATCTGATTCTGCTTTTATTTCAAACAAGGAACCAAACGCTTGGTCTGCTTGATCTGGAACAATAATGAATGTTGAAATATTTGGAGATAATTCATTCATTACATAAGTTGCTAGTTCTGAGAAATAAAATCTATCACCAAAGTCCCAGTTATCAAGTGCAAAGAATCTATTAACTGCACTAATAACATTAGATTTTAATTCGTTGTTGTTAATAACTAAGTCTGAGTTTTTAACTATTTTAAATTTTGCTTGCAACTCTGAATTTGCCTTATCACCAAATAGTACTTTGTACTTAACTGGATGATAAATTATTTCGTCACTTAACGACTTAATGCTGTTAAGTTCTGAACTATAATTTATATACAATTCGTCACTACTTGGTGGCAACGGTTTATTACTTCTTGAACCATCTAACCAAAGTCTAAATTGTGTGTCATATTCGCGTGTTAACAAATATGTGTCAATAATATTACTTGCACTAGGATCAATTCTATTATCTTGATCTGCTGCATGAATGTATTGGAATTTTAAATTACTACGACCAATTTGTGCTTTGTATTTTGTTTCAATTGTTAATATAGAAGTTGCTTTTGTTAATCTTTCAAAAATATCTTCTTCTATATAATAAAACAATGCTTGGTCGTCGTATTGACTTAATGCACCAACTGAATTTTTATTTGTAAACACTTGTACTCCAATAGAATCTTTGTCTACAAATACATAATCATTTACGCCATCAGTTGATGTTATTAATTCTAAAAATACTAGTTTGTCTGCTAGGTTTGTTTCAGGATCAATAATCTCGTCAAACATTTCAGGATTATCAACTACTCCGTCATCGTCGTCGTCAAAGAAACTAATTTGTATTTTTTTACTATCAACATAACCTTCAACATCTCTGTATTCTTCTACAACTTCCCAATCAAAATCAACATTAAATGGGTTTGAACTATCTGGTTGTGTATTAATGTTTAAAACTGAAATTTTATCTTTAACAATTTTACCTGTTAAGTTGTTATAAATTTTATCGCTACTATCATAATAGAAACGTATTTCTGCATCACTTTCAAAAACGTAACGCATTGCACGATATGTAATTGTATATTTCTCACCATCGGTTTCAAATAACAATAACCAACTTGCGTCTAGTTGTTGATTAGTTGTATCACCAGTTTTACCTGTTGAGAAATCATTTACTGCATCTAGGTTATTCTCTGTAATAAGTCTCCACTCGCCTTGTGCTTGTGAATAACGTAGACCAAATGTTTGATAAGCAAATATTTGATTAATAACCTGCGCTTGAACGTCATTTGTAAGTGCTTTTGGAAGTGCTGTTCTAATTTCAACTAGTTTAGCAGTTGAAGGAATAACATCATTAAGAACAATTGGACCACTGCCGTCTGCATTAAGCTCAGTGCCGTCGTCAACTACAGTGATAATTTTTGTCCATTTATATGTTGAGCCGCCTCTGTAATCAGGTGCACCAGTTTCTAATTTACCATTTAAGAAATGATATCCTGTTGGTGCTTCAAATTTTAATAAAGAATTAACTTTAATAAATTTATTATTACTTCCTGTAAATGTTCCTACTTTTACTTTAACATTATTTGGATTTATAAAGTAACCTGTTGTTTGATTTGTTGCTGTACTAACTTGTACCCAAGATGATCCTAAATCGTCAACTAAAAGTTTTGGAAATGAATCGTAATAATAGTTTCTTAATTTAATATTTGCAAGAATAGGTTCAACTGTATTAACTAACGCACCTTCTACGTCTGTTAATGTTTCAAAACTAAATCCTGCTTTTAAGTTTAAGTACTCTTTATATAATGCACCGTCTTTACCAAACAAGTTTGTTGTTGAATATTTGCCAGTAGCATCAGTAAGATCAAAGTATCTACTAATACCACTTGAAATTCTATTTGAAGATTTTGCTTTTACAATTTCTTGGCTTACAGTAAGTGGTCCAATTTGATAATCTTCAGCAGTAATTAATCTGTTCTGTGTGTAATAAGTTGCAGGCGCATTACGTTTAATGCTTGCACTTGTTTCACTAACTGTTCCATTGTCAACAGTATAACCTAATGCGTAGGTCATTGTAATTGTTTCTGCTTTACCTTGTTTAGAAACATAAGGTATTTTGATAGCAATACCTCTCATATCATCTGGTGTTACAACAAGACGTTGATTTTTACTTGTACGATAATAAACACGGAAATTGCCTTGTGGTAAATTACCAAATACACCGTCTGAGAATATTAAACTAATTCTATCATCAATACGAGTAAGAACACTGTAAATGTTACGTTCGTTTCTTGAAAGACTATTATAAATTACGTTGTTGCCTTCAACAGCGTCAACCTTAGCCCACTGTTCTAATTCATTTCCTAAACTATCAAGTTTATACAACCAAACGTCTGTTTGGTTAACATTAGTTGCGTCAACAGCAACTACTTGGTTTGTGCTTGGATTAGTAACATTAAACGTACCTTGATCTAATTTACCTTGTCTAAAGTGTGAGAAGAAACCTGTATTTGAACTTGCTGCACCTTTGCCGTCATCTCTATAAAGTAAGGCAAAGTTGTTACCAGGAAATGGTGCTTCTTCTCTAATATCGCTTGTACCAAAGTCACTTGATACTACTTCAAATACTGCACTTCTTCCGTCAATTGTTTTACTAAAACTATAAGCAGGCACCTCGTTGTTTGTAGAATTTAAACGATACTGCTCTGTAGGTATTCCACTAATTGTTTCAGATTTTACAGGTCTACCAAAAGTATTGTTTACAGGCAGAGCTGCATTCATTACTCGTGTAAATTGTTCGAACCAATCGGGGTTACTAGGATCGTTCCATACAATAGTTTGTCCTTCAAGATTAATATTGTTAGAGTCGGTAATTTCTTCAGTAGTTGACACCGAAGCAACTTTTAATAATCCATTTGCGGCTTGATTACGTTTAGGATTATAAGATAGTAAACGAGCTAAACGTAGTACACTTTCTCTACGTTCTGCAAGTTCTAAATAATTCTCTCTTGCATTTAAATCAATTCTATATGCAATGTTTTGTCCAAGGAATGAAATAAGATCAATTAATGCTAGGTATTCACTTGATTCAATGTAATCATTAAAGTCTTCTGGATAGTTTTGACGCAGATAGTTAATCATTGTACGACGAAGGTTATCAAAGTCGTAACTCTTGAAATCAGCGTTTCTAAATGTTTGGTATACTCGCTTCCAGTCTTCAGCAAGTAATAATCTATTTTGTCTATCTGTTGATGACATTACTCATTCCTCTCATATAAACTATTTAGCGGATTTAATTATGTGCGTAGTTTATTTTATGAGAGGAAACCAGCATTCTCATCAAACTTCATACGCATCGATTCTGATATATTGTAAGGCAAATATGTTAATACGCACTCAATTTGGATGCCGCTTTCATAGCTGTCAACTATAATTTGATCTACATTAACTCGTGGATCAAAGTTAATAATTTTAGATACATTACGTACTATTGCGTCTTTAAGATCATCTGTAAGCGGTTCAAATAGTACGTCCCATATTATTGTTCCAAACTTAGGATCTGACAATTTCTCACCTTGTCTAATATGGAAATGATTAATAATATCCTGTTTAATAAGTTCAATATCGTAAAGAACAACATTTGTAGCATCAGGATCTACTGTAGAGATACCTCTGTATGCTCTGCTTTCAGGAACAGGTTGTGATTTTTGATTACTAGGAACTGTAATCTGCTTGTATATGTTCTTCTCTACTGTACTCATTTTATGTATTTACCCTTGCTAAACGTGTTCTTAAATCGCGCATTGCTGATGCTGCTTGAGGAGCAATTTGTCCAGCAACGCCTTGAATTTCTGTTGCAGCGCCAGTTATTACTCTATTTAATTCTGACGGGCTTGCTACTCTGTCCATTTCTCTAATTACTGTTTGTGCTGCTGGGAATCTAATTGTATTAAAGTCTATAGATCTTGTTAATTCTCCTACAGATCCTAACGTTATTCCATTAGTAAGATTACTAATAGCATTACTAATTCCAGACGCTAGATTACTTAACCCACTAAAGAGTCCTCCAAGACCTGTACCTGTACTTGTAGATGTTGGAGTTTGTATAACTCCCTGCGATGCTTCTTCTGCTGTCTGTGTTGCAGGGTCTGCTGTTGTTGCAGCCGGTGTTGTTCCAGGGGGCGGAGTGCTAGGTGTAGAGTTTGCAGGTCTTGTAGTGCTTTGTGCAAATGTATCTGGCGTAGCAGCAACATCTTCTTGTGTAGCACTTCCGTAATAATCTTCTTCGCCTTCGATATGAAGGTGTTCGTGCCCAAACCAAGGTTCGTGTTCTGGGACACGTTTACTAGGATCTGCTTCAGCCGCTTCTGTTGCTGCTGTTGCTGCTGTGCCATTTTGTTCAATGTTGCCAGTATGTGTATGCGAACTTGCTGTCCAATGAGTATTAGCAGCATTTGATCTTGTGTCGCCACCAGAACTTAAATCTAAGTTTGCTGCGGTTGTTATCTTGCCGTCAGCGCCTGCTTTAATTTCCCAATTTGCTCCAGTGGTTTGAAATATGTTTGTACCTGCTTTCATATGTATATCTGCACCTGCTTCAAAATACATACTTCCGTCGGCTTTAAAATTCATGTTTGCTTCACTATGAATGCTTACATCACTTGCTGCATAAATGTCTACTTTGCCGTTGCTTGTTAATTCAATCCACGTTGTTCCTTTAGCGTTTGCAATATAGATAAAATCTTCTGTATTGTGCATTAAAATTTGATGCCCTGTACGTGTTCTTAGACGTACAAGTTCGTTGTGCGGTAAAGTAGGATCTCCGCCTTCTTCGCCTGCTTCTTTATTTTTATATTCAGGTGCTGCACCATCCGGGCCTCCGGCAGGCTTTGTTCTTAAAAGTGTTGCATCGCCGTCATCAAATACTAGACTAGAGCCGCCTAAGCGGTTTTGCGGTACAACTGATTGTGCAAAATTCTCACCATAAGTTACTTTAGGCGCACCCTCTCGTCTATCTGCTGGTCCTGGACTACTAAATCCTGTAACCATACTTGGTAATTCGCGTCTAGCACTAGAAGTTGTTGTACCTCTAAATTCGTCATTTAGCAAACCTTGAGTTTCTAATATTGCTTTAGCATCAGTATTAACAGGTTTTAATTCTTTTGTTACATTACGTTGTGTGCCATCACTAGTTTTTTTGTTTGGTTCAGCAACTGGAAGTTTTTTAGTGTTATCTTCTGTGTTAAAAGTAGTACTAGTAAAAGGACCACCAGGTGTAAGAATATTGGTGTAGTCTTCTTGAATACACCCAATCCAAAAGCCTTGTCCGCCTTCTGCAAAAATAACAAGTACTTTTGCGCCAACGTCTGGCGGAACACCCCAAAAACCATAACTCTTTTGACTAAACTGATGACCTTCATTCTCAGTAACGCCTTTATAAGGTGTAATACCCCAAAAAGGACTTAGATAACTTACAGGCACTGTTTTACCAGGTTCGTCTTCGCTGTTACCACTGCCGCTTTTTGTTTGAAGCATTACTTCTAGTCTGCCCATAAATTGACTATCTAGATGATTTTTTACCACAGCAATAAACGGTCCGGGATTGTGTTTATTTGAATCAACTTCAGACGTTGTACGTTTTACTTCGCCAGTATTTTGTGAATATGCATCAGTTGACATTATGCTCCTCCTACGTCATCGCCTACAAGACTGCCACTATTAGGACCTATTCCTGCTGCACTAGCAAGTCTTGGATCAACTTGTCCTTGTCCGTAACCAACTGATCCGGGTCTGCGAGTTTGTCCAGGCACTACACCAACTTCATCGTATCCGTGTTGCGTAGTAGGAGTTGTGTTTGTTCCAGGATTTGCTGTTCCTCCTGTACCAGTAGTGCTATTTGCTGCTGGAGTTTCGTCTTCAAAGCCTTCCATTTGTTCGTTTAGCATTCTTTGCTGCTCACTAATAACGCCTGCTGCTCCGTTTGTACCATTAGTAATAGAAGCCTGCGGTCCTTGTTCTACTACTGTTTCTGTATTTTGTGTTTGTGGCTCAGCAGTAGTGTCTGTTTCTTGATTTCTTCTACGTAGCATTGTTAACATTTGTGTAAACTTGTTTTGACTAATTTTATTTCTTACCATTGTAACTTGATAAAGGCCGCTAAACTGTCCTACAACTTTTGTGCCTAATTCTGGAAATATCATTTCTCCGTCGTTGCCTACATCAATAGGAGTTCTAAAATTAACTAATACATCAACTTCTCCATATTGATAATCCATTGCGCCATTAGCATCAATATTTGGACTTTCGCCGCTCGGTGCGTGATAATTTCCCATTCCACTATCTGCAATATAATAAGGATCTCCCCATATATCCATTTCTGCCATTACTAAGTCAACATTACTGTTTACAACAGCATCGTTTAACGTTCTAGCAACTTGTGTTTCGGGATGAACTTGTGTTCCACCAATGCTACTACCGGTTCGTGTTTGTGTTACTTGTTGTTGACTTCCTGTTCCTGTACTAGGAATAGAATCGTTACGTCCATTGTTAGTACCGTAAATAGGTTGGGCATTTTGTGCTGCTATACTATTAGCACCTGAATTCTGTGTATCTTGAATGTTTTGGCCTAAATCACTTTGTATTGCAGTAAAGAATGCATACTTTAATTCGATATTAAAATTAATAATGTCGTCATTTTTGCCAGTGTAAATATAATTATATTCTTTCATAGCCTGACGTTGTAAATTACTAATTCCTTTTGTTGGTTGCGTAGGAGAATTTAATTTAGAGCTGTTTACTTCAAATGGTACAACTCTATAAACATATATTTTTGGGGCTGAACCAGTTTGACTTACATTGTCACTATCTGTAACATTAAACACATCTGTGTCAATTCTAAACCAAGTTTTATTACCTTTCTCATCAGGATTCTCAGTTGCAAAATCTCTACCGTATTGTGATAACAATACAATTTCTTCAATTACATCTTGTACCCTAGTACCTTTTTTAAAGTTAATTCTGCGGCCGCCTTCTGATATTGTTATGTTGCCTCTTTTAAATACTGTTGTTCCTTCGGGATCATCGTCTAAGTCTTCAACAAATGCTGGCCTACCAAATGCTTGTTCACCGCCGTCAAGATAAGATTTTGAAATTTGCGAACTTCCTATTGCATTAGCATTCTCGGCTCTTTCTGCATATTCTCTAAAACTTTCACCTAAATTAGATCTACGTATTACTGTTCCAGTAAGTTTGCTTAATTCTGCATCAAAGTCAGCAGGAACATCTCCATTAGTTATGCCTGTAATTGCATCAAAAATTTGTTGCTTTCGTTCTTGTGTAAGTTCTCTTTCCGAACCTGGTTCACCTGTAGATGCCGACCCTGTAGTTGCACCTTCTTCTGCAGGCGGGGGTGAAATTATTTCACCACTTGCACTTGTTCTACTGTTAGGAAATATAATAACGTATTGGTTGCCAGTTGATTTGTTTCCTGATCCTTCTAATGCAATTTCTCTAGAGTTCATTAATGCTGCTAAACTCTCTGGACCTGTTTGTAAAAGCTCTGCTACTGTTTCGCCTTTAATATCAAAATCTTCTTTTACTAGTTGTGTTTCGTCTGATAGTGCTTGTTCGTTCCACGGAATAGCTTCTACACTATAAACACTTCCTCCAGCTGTAACATTAAATGTAATGTTTGTAAATTTCATTGGAAACATTCGACGTGCTCCAGGAACTGGTAAAATATTTCCGGCATCGTCCCAACCTACAAAATTTAAATCTAACAAATATGGTGCATCTAAATAATTTTTATGTCCTCCAGCAAGTGCTGCTTCATAAAGTGTTTGTAAAAACATTCCCATACTATAAGGCTCATGCACTGAGAAAGTTAAATTTGTTGCGTTTGTTTGTTTTGTTTTTTGACTTGGTGCAATAATAGATTCAATTTCTACATCATCAATATAATATTCTGTTGTAATATTAAGTTGTTTCTCTATAGATGTCTTAACTTGATTATTTCCAGTTCCGCCGCTTCTTAAAACAACAGTACTTGGTCCATTAACTCTATAAGTAGAATCTGGATGTGCAAGTTCTGTGTTTGTTAAAACGCCTAATGTAAAAATACAGTTATAAGAAGCAAACCCACTTAGCGGATTCTCTATGGGACCGCCTGAATAAACTTTTTTTTGAGAAGATTTAATTGAGTTGTCGCCGCCTTGTGTTCCGGTACTACTACTTCGACTATCTCCTTGGAGGCCAAATAAATTCCTTGCTCTTGTTAAAGGATTAAGAATGTCTTGAACAGCGCCTCTTATTTCATTTACAGAACCTTCAACAGATGATCTAACTGCATCCACAGCAACATTAGCACTTTGTTGTAATTGTCCAACAGTGCTACGTTGGAAATCATCTTTAAATTCTTGAACACTTGTGTTAAGTGTTGATCTTACACGATCAGCTAAGTTCTGTATATTTAAAGGCATACATTACGTTCCTAACACTTCTTTAATTCTACTAAATTTTGGAAGATAAATTGTTATACCTGCTTCAAAATCATAAATTGGATCTTTTAGTACATTCATATTTCTCTGTGCAAAAACCCACCATAATTTATGATCGTTATATAAGTCAAACGCTAATAAATCAGGACGGTGTGTATATTGTGGTTCTATTGTATAAGACACATCGTCATTCTCAGCAGGAACAGGACGTATTTTAAGCAGGTCAAGATATTGACCATCTACTATTCTTGTTTTATGCCAAGGGCTGCTTGAGTTATATGAAGCCATTACATGTATCCTTTATCGTTACCAAACAAGTAACCACCGTTGACAAATGTATCTAGGCTAAACTTGTTAACACTATCTCTACTGTATGTAGGTAGAAGTGTTACTGAAATCTCACTTTGTGTTGGTACCCAAGATCCATTAGGCCCAATGTCTGCTTTAATGTAATCAACGTCTGCCATTAATGTATAGTTAAATGTATTAACTACAACAGGAACGTTATTAAAGACGTAATCACCATATCCATTAAATTTAACTACTGGAGGAGGAGCGCCGGCATTGCCGCTTTCGCCATACGCCATCTTAGAAACACTACGCAAATAGTGTTGCATTGCTATCCAATACTCTGCTTCTCTAGAATTCTCAACTGTAAATGTTCCAGTAACAGTAATATTGTCAATTTGACTGTTCTGGTAGATTCTGAACGGATAATTACTATGAGTAGGAGATAAATGATCATAGTTTGCCGTGTGTGTAACAAATACTGTAGGAGTATAAGGAAAGACTAAACTGTTACCTGTTTCTTTTAATGGTTTAAGCAAATAACTGTCTGACATGTTTGCAGGTAATGACAATCTAACACGCCAATCAGTTGATGACCCGCTATACCAAGAGCCGCTAGTAAATTTACCATCAGGTTGTTCTGCACCAGGTAATAGGTTTATTGCTCGTAACGCTCTACCAATATTGGTATCGTCTAGGTAGTCAACTACACTTTGTTTTGCTCGTTCAACTAAACGAGTTCCAAAAGTGGATTGATCCGATCCTTGTCTATTACTTGGTCCTGATTGAGGATTTGGTTCTGGCATAATTAGTCTCCTATAGTATTATTTAGTTGACAAAATTAACAGAGTATATTATAATAGAGCTATAACTACAGGAGAATACATGAGAAAAGTAAATTATCTAAACAACAAAGACATTTTAAAGGAAATACACAAATCTAAATCATCATTTTGTAGTTTTGTTGACTCAGAATACCATCAATATGACATTATTTTAGACAGCGTAGACAAAATTAACATTAGAACTATTGCAGAAGCAAAAAGAAACAAAGCAAAAAGACTCGGTACAGCAGATTACGATGCTAGGAAGGCAGCAGGCGAAAAAGTAAAGCAGGCAGAATGCGAAATTGACTATAGAAAGATCACAAAAGAAGAACTAATCTTTCGTGTTATGACATACGATCACATTCCGGAAGAGCCTGGACGTAAAAAGAATCCTAAAACTGTAGCAGATACTAAAGTAAAATTAAACTTTCCTCCGTTTCAACACTATAAATTTAACGACAACGACGAATTAGTGTGTGTTGGCAAAAGCCATTGGGAAGGCGGAATGGAAAATGGAAACTTTGCACTCAAAAAAGGACAAGCAACAAATGAATTGGCAAAGATGTGGATGAAACTTTGTGAAAGATATGCAACTCGCGGCAATGTTCGTGGTTATACCTATAACGACGAAATGCGTGGTCAAGCAATTCTACAACTAGCACAAATTGGCTTACAATTTGATGAATCTAAATCAAATAATCCGTTTGCTTACTACACAGCAGCAGTTACAAACTCATTTGTACGCATTATTAACCTCGAAAAGCGTAACCAAAATATCCGTGACGACATTCTTGAAATGAATGATTTGAATCCTTCATACACTAGACAAAGCCAAGGCGAGTGGGAAGCAGCAATGCGTAGAGAAAAAGAGCTACAAAATAAAGAATAAAGGTTGACTTTCTGCACAAAAGATAGTAAACTTATTAAAAAATAATAGAGGATTCGTTTTGTTTAAAAAAGCAGCAGTCTTTACTGATATACATTTCGGGTTAAAAGGCAACAGCAAAATACACAATGACGACTGTGAAGAATTTATTGATTGGTTTATTGAACAAGCCAAAGAAAATAAATGCGAAACTGGTATCTTCTGCGGAGATTGGCACCATAATAGGAATAGTCTTAACCTTACTACTATGGATGCTACTATTCGCAGTCTTGAAAAACTAGGCAAAGCATTTGATAAATTTTACATGTTCGTTGGAAATCACGATTTGTACTATAAAGACAAACGTGATGTAAGTTCAACCATATTTGGTAAGCATATTGACGGCATTACATTTGTAGACGAGATCTACGAAGAAGATGATGTAGTGCTTGTTCCCTGGCTTGTAGGCGACGAATGGAAGAAAATTGAGAATATTAAATCCAAATATATGTTTGGACACTTTGAACTTCCAAGTTTCTATATGAATGCTATGGTGCAGATGCCAGATCACGGTGACTTGCGTCCACAGCATTTTAAAAATCAAGAATACGTGTTCTCTGGACACTTCCACAAACGACAAGTGCAAGGTAAAATTCATTACATTGGTAACGCATTTCCGCACAACTATGCAGATGCATGGGACGACGAACGCGGCATGATGATCCTTGACAAAGAAAACGGCAAAGAACCCGAATACATCAACTGGTGGAACTGTCCTAAGTATCGTACAACTACACTAAGCAAGTTACTCGACCCAGATGCAGACATTATTAAACCTAAAATGTATTTGCGTGTTACATTAGACTTGCCTATTAGTTACGAAGAAGCACAGTTTATCAAAGAAACTTACATTAGTACTCACAACTGTCGAGAAATTACACTAATTCCGCAAAAACAAATTGAAGAAATTACAACAGATGTAGACATTTCAACATTTGAAAGTGTTGACGAAATTGTATCTAAAGAAATTACTGCAATTGACAGCGATAACTTTAACAAAAAAATGCTACTAGACATATATCACGAGCTATAAATGATTAGAATTAAAGATCTTACAGTAAAGAATTTTATGAGCGTGGGCAATCAAACCCAAGCAGTAGATTTTAACAAAGAGAAACTAACTTTAGTGCTGGGCGAAAACTTAGACCAAGGAGGTGACGATTCTGGCTCACGTAACGGTACAGGCAAAACGACAATTATTAATGCATTGTCATACGCACTTTACGGCCAAGCACTGACCAACATCAAGCGGAACAATCTTATTAACAAGACTAATTCCAAAGGAATGTTGGTCACCCTACACTTTGAGAAGGGCGGACAAGATTATAGGATTGAGCGCGGACGTTCTCCTAATGTTTTAAAGTTCTATATCAATGATCAAGAACAAGAGATGGTTGACGAAAGTCAAGGTGACAGTCGTAAAACACAAGAATACATTAACGACTTGTTAGAAATGAGTCACGATATGTTTAAACATATTGTTGCTCTAAATACCTACAGCGAACCGTTCTTAAGTATGCGTCAAAATGATCAACGTGCTATTATTGAGCAGTTGTTAGGTATTACAATACTATCTGAAAAGGCAGAAGCATTAAAAGAACACATACGTCAAACTAAAGAAAGTATTACACAAGAAACATTAAAGATTGATGCAATCAATAGTGCTAACGCACACATTGAAGAAACTATTAAAAGTCTTAAGACTAAACAACGTGCATGGAATACTAAAACCCAACAAGATCTTGCAAAATTACAACAAAGTTTAAATGAATTAGAACATTTAGACATCGAAGCAGAGTTAGAATCCCACGAAAAACTGTCTAATTGGACAGAAATGAATAACGCAAAGACGGCTCTTAATAAAGAAAAAAGCACACTAGATGCAGCATTACTACAAGCCGACAAGCGTGTTAAAAAGATTGAAAAAGACGTCTTAGAATTAGATGATGCAACATGTTATACTTGTGGTCAGTCGCTACACGAAGACAAAAAACAAGAAATTTTATCTAGTAAAGCAACAGAATTAGAAGAAGCAATCGCATATCAAACTGATGTTAACGGTAAACTATCTGAAGTAGTAAACGCTATTAATGACATTGGCGATATTAATGGCAAGCCTAATACATTTTACGAAACTGCTAAAGAAGCATACGACCATAGAAACAATGTAGACAATTTAAAGTCAGCCGTTTCTAATAAAGAACAAGAAGAAGATCCTTATCAAAGTCAAATTGACGATCTTGAAAAAGAAGCAATTCAAGAAATTGACTGGGGTCCTGTTAACGAATTAACAAGTGTAAAAGAACATCAAGAATTTTTGTTAAAACTTCTAACAAACAAAGATAGTTTTATTCGTAAAAAAATTATTGATCAAAACTTAGCATACCTAAACAATCGACTTACATACTATCTTGATAAATTAGGCTTGCCGCATCAAGTACAATTTCAAAATGATCTAGCAGTAGAAATTACACAACTAGGTCAAGACTTAGACTTTGATAACTTGTCAAGAGGCGAACGTAATAGATTAATTTTAGGATTAAGTTTTGCATTCCGCGATGTTTGGGAATCACTATATCAACAGATTAATTTATTGTTTATTGACGAGTTGATTGATAGTGGTATGGATACTGCCGGTGTTGAAAATTCACTAAGTGTCCTTAAGAAAATGACTAGAGAGCGAGATAAGAATGTATTCCTTATCTCACATAAAGACGAACTTGTAGGTAGAGTTAATCATATTTTAAAAGTTGTAAAAGAAAATGGTTTTACTAGTTACGAGAATGACATTGAAGTTGTAGAATGATAGACGACGATACACATGACAAGCTGACAAAAGCCTACATGGAGTATTTTAAGGCAAACGAGGCGTATGAGTCACGCAAGTCGCATAGAACACACGCAAGCAGTAGACGCTGGTTGCGTAAAATTCGTGAACTTGCTTATCAGCGTATGGCTGAGATACACGAAGACTATACCGCCAAGAAAGAGGCTGAGAAAAAAGGCACACAATAAGTAAGTTCATGCAGTGGACTTATGAAGGCAAAGTAATAGATAAAATACCAGACGAGTATGAAGGCTTTGTATATCTCATAACCAATCTTAAAACTGGGCAAAAATACATAGGCAAAAAATTAGCCAAATTTAAAACTACTAAGCCACCTCTCAAAGGCAAAAAGAACAAACGCAGAGGCTACAAGGAAAGCGACTGGAAGGACTATTGGGGTTCATCTGATAGACTAAATGCAGACGTTAAGGCACTAGGCCCAAAAAACTTCACAAGAGAAATATTATATCTTTGCAAAGGCAGAGGCGAAATGTCCTACATTGAGGCAAGAGAGCAATTTGACCGCCGTGTATTAGAGAGCGACGAGTATTACAATGGAATTATTAATGTTAGAGTTGGCGGTTCCGATAAATTGCGCAAGGCATTGCTAGAACATACAATCAAGGCAAAACAATCCAACACATAAGGTTAGCGGGCCAGTTTGAAAATACCGCTGTGGAAAAAGCATCCGTATAGGAGCACACGTAACATGCTGAGCGGCATCCGGTAGTAGGGTGTTTGATTGGCATAGACTGATTGTTGGCTGTCGAAAAACTGC